GTGATAGAGAAAAGCTATCGGGCTTCTCTATCACCTTGAAATTCCTAATAAAAATTTTTAATAACCATTCATCTAGTCACAAATCTATTACAAATCCTTCCCCAATAGTAAAATATAATAATGAATCTTTACAATCAACCAGCATAAATCAATAGGATAATTTCATCAACATAAACATCTTTACAACAGCTAGTAGATAGTGTTAACATTAGTTATAGTGAGAGGAGTGTTCTTTACAGAGGTGTTCTTAACATCAGCTTGTAAATGTAACTGTGTATACGTCATAACGTGCTATCAGCCACTATCGTGGCTTCAGGAGTACACAGGAAGAGAATAGTGATAAACTCAGAACCCCGCTCTTATCGCTCTCGCTCTAAGAGACAGGGATAAGTCTAAGCTCGTGTCAGGCTATCGCCTCACCCTCTCTAACACTTATGTATGGTGTTCAGATGTTATTAAAGATATCCAGTACAAAGTCAAACTTAGCACCACAATAGATTGTTTCTGAGCCATTGTGTTCAATGATGTAGACTACTTTATCATTCTGTAAGTCTACCTGTACAAGTAGTCTCTTATACTCATCCTCGACAGTGTAATCAGTAGCTAGTACAGTTTGAGGTTTGTAGTGTTTAAAGAACTCTTTGTTAATCATCTCTTACTCTCCTGTGTTATCCCAACAGCTCAGCCATTAGTTCGTCATCTGTCATATCAGTGTCAGATGTGTAGAGATTAACACCTTTAGACTCAAGAAACTTAACTTCATGTTCAATCTCTTTTTCAATCTGCTTAATCCATACAGTGCGAAGCTCTACTTCTTGTGTAGTCTTGGCTAAAGCCAAATACTCTTTCTCATTGGATAGACGAGTGTTGAGGGCTACAAGGTGTTCAGTAGTGTATGTGTTCATGACTGTGTATCCTGTGTTAGTGTGTTTGCTTTCGATGTGTTCATTATCTATCAACAACATCAGTTAGTCAACAACTATCTTCAACAATAATTTCAATCAATAATTCAGGCTCAATAGCTTCTCTTAATAATCCTTATAAGCAATCTCTATGCCAAGCTTGTATTGATTATTCCTATTAGATCGATGTTGGCTATAGATATGATTGTGTAGATATTTCTATAATGTTATGTTATTGTAAGGCGTACCCGTGTGTTGTGCTTAATACTCCTGCGAGTTATCCGAACAATTAGCACTCATACTAAAGATCTGGTATATTTTCACTATAGCTCATATAACATCAGAAAGAAAACATCCTTGTAATTTTCTAAGTTGGTTATGTATATTTTATTCCTCCATATTTCACATATATTTCTACAATTGCATCAAGGTTATATAGATAAGTAGTCTCTGTAAATCCATCAGGCATAATAAGTTTATCAATAACTTTACAAGTTAAAGTCTTCTTGCACTCCGATTCAGCCGTTCTACAAGATTCCTTGTCCGGGAAACACCAAACACCTATATTTTGAATATGCACATGGTTCTTGCATATTTGCATCCTAAGCCTCTCATTTGAATTTGAGGATATACCAAATTTGAGGCAGATAGGTGTATCTCCATCCTTAATCAAGTTTATATAGCCCTCTGTTTGAGATAACTTAGAACACTCACAGCTTAAATAACCTCGCTGTATGTCAGATTGGTGAGCACAGCAAGTGCTATTACACCTAACACAGAAAACATCCCAGTATTTGTATTTACCGTTTGAGTCCTTCCTTTCTAGATTTCTTTTAAAGGTACTCCCTTCTGGATAGCTGGAACTGTCTTTAAATTTACCTATCATTTGATCATCAGCAATCTTCCTCATAACCTCCTTCTGATTTTCAATACAACCGGGACAGAATTTAAAAGTCTTATAGAGTATTTGACTTACTTTTCTTGTGAAAAGTCCATGTTTTGAACAAAGTGCGGTAACTTTCGAATTGTACGCTTCTCCAACCACAGAATCAAAGGTATAACCATTAGCTTCACAGTGCTCTTTAATTCTTAACTCCCAAGCAGTGGCTGAGTAAGCATTCTCCCTTCTAACTTCAAATTAAGAGCTTCTTGTTTATTCTTCTGCTTGATCTTTTCTTTTTGGTCTTTCTCAAAAGCGTACTTTGAAGCCTTGGTGGGAAACCAATGTGTTTCCGTTGTAAAGCCGTCTCCTTTAAAAGATATCAAACCAAGCTTACAGTCCTCAATCGACCACCCTTTCGATAATTTCGTGTTTAATTCACCTACACTGATTTTACACATATCAGCAAACATCTTAATCTCAAAATTAACGTCTTTATATTTTATAAATTTAATCTCCCTTTTAGGCGCGCTTTTAGGGTGAACCCAGAACAGATTGTTAATGTTGTTGTTGGTTTTGTTACCATCCTTGTGACCAACCCTTTTCCAAGAAACAGGGTCATCCAGAAAAGCCATAGCTACTAGTCTGTGAACCTTAGCTAAATATCTCTTTCCGTGGTCGTCAAAAACATTTAAACACAAAAACCCTCCATTCATCACAGGTTGTTTGATTTCTTCACTACTAAGGTCTTTAATTCTTCCCCAATTTGAAGCCTCGTAGCAACTGTGTCCCGGTATAACTTTCCACTCCTCTTTCATACATTACCTCCTACATAATGATAAAATTCCACCACATATAAAACAAACTAAACCCCATAAAGGATACACCTAGTATAAACACTAATCCAGATATTGCAAGTAGTATTTTATTCATTTACTTTCTGCACTCCCTTTCTCACGTAAATATTTAGTTAGCACTACAAGTAGGAAAGCTCCAAACACATCAGCCATCAAACTGTAATCTGCCTCTGCTATCCATACGATGTATGTAGGGTATTTATCTGGTTCTTTCATGACAGGGGCTAGGAAAACAGATGCAACAAGCATAAGAATGAATATCCCTCCTATTGTAATACTTAAACTGTGTTGCTTTAAAAACGATTGTTTCATTCACAATTCTCCTCTAGGAACCTTGCATAATCTTGCATCATGACGTTAAAAAGGTTAGCACATTTCTCATCCAATAACCAATGATCTATCCCTTCTTTTCCTAGATTTCTTATAGCTGCTAACGGGACGCTAATATATTTCTGCTCAATGTCCGTCTCCTCTACAAGATAGAGAACATGCATATCATCCTTATGTCTGTAGTCATCAAGGCTTACGATGTTGTCAGTCATAATCCCTCCTGTATCTGTCTTTTGTATTGAAAGAGAATAGAGTGTTCAAGCTCTTTATCTCCCCAATTGTAATCATCTGGAATATTCAGCACTGTCACTACCTTCTCATCTACAGCTTTGGTTTCCTCTTCATCCATATCAGTATAATTCTCTTCACACATAAATACAATCTCATCTGCCCATTCAATCAAGGCTTGTGAGATGGGAATAAGAGCGAAGTCTTTAGCTACTCCACAGGATCTTGTGTTAAAGCCATACTCCTTGTGTAGAATGTTAGCGGCTGTAGGTGAGCGTAGAAGCCCCGCTGAACACACAGTAAGCACTTTCCATGTATCTCCTTGGTATTGATTCTTTGTATTAGCCAGTTGATTCCTAGAAGCTTTAATCATATCCTCTAACCTCCATCTTCATAAGTTCTTCTTCTTTCAGATCAATAAAATCAGCTAGTTTATGCATGTGCAAAATAAAAGCTTTCTCCTCTTCTGTCATAGGTTCTGAAAGAATACCTTGATATACAGACACCTTCTTCCAATCATCACCTACACGAGACCAATCGGAGCGTCCTATAGAATCCTGCCATACATCCAATACAGCAAAGATAGCTTCTCTATCGGCTACAATCTTCTCAAGCATTTTAATCATTAGGGTGGTTTGCATTCTCTTTCTCCTTTAGCTTCTTGTAATTGTTATATACCCTTTCAACAAAACCTATAGCCGGTATGAAGTAGAATGTGCATATAGCAAGACCCCCTATTGGATCTGATGTCAACCACAAAGCAAGGCAAAATACAACAACAGTACTCAAGAGTCCAGCAGCACACAAACCTATAATCACTCTGTTCTCATATAAGCATTGCCATATTTGGGATAGTGTCATCCTGATAGCTTTCAATATCATTACACACCTCTCAGCACTACAGCTTTTACACTGTGTTCTATTTCATCCACTCCGTATAAATCAAGATTGCTGTTTGCAAACTTCTGATAATCCATACAAGCTTTTAATGCCTGCTCTTCTGTTGTCCAAGCTTCTAAGCATTCAATATGATCATCATAATTGGGTCCACTCCCTTCATAGTATTCTGTCCGTATTACAAGGTATACAATTTTAGGCTCTGTAAGCATCTTATATTTCTCCTCTGAATTAGCTTTCTGTTCTTCTGTCATATTATCCCTCAGCTCTCTGAATGGTTTAGTCATAAATTATGACTCCTTTAATTTCCACCTTACGTATGGCACCGGTAAGTCGAACATATATCACACCATCCTCAATGTACCAACTATGTACACTACCTTTCTCAATTAGCTCAGTAAGCCACTCTGCTACCTCTCTTTCCTCTTCTTCAATCATCTTCACCCTCCTCAACTAATCCCAAAGCCGTATCCGTAGTACCAATTATACGTGCTACCACCAAGAAATGCAATCAATATTGACAATACATACACTACGATAGCAGCAAGAAAAGGACTTGCTTTCTTTTTCATCATATATCGCACTATCGGCAATTGGATACACGCTCCAATAACAGGCATTAGAAGCACAATCAACCAGAATACAGTTTCTTCACTCATGTGTACTCTCCCAATAGCTTTTAACTAGCATGTAAGGGCTTAACAAGCTATATAAGCAATCGTCACAGAATAGAGCGCTAATCTGTGTCATATCATACATGCTAGCAAATCCTCCTGTGTGCTCAATCAACTTACCCTCATGTCCTCCATGTTCATACACCTCAAGCTCTTCTTTGCACATGTCACATACAGCCTTGGTGATAACAGAGCGAGTGATACGTTTCTTTTCATAGGTGAGTGGCATTAGACAACTCCTAACGTTAATGTCAGTTTAGTTTCTTCTGATTGTACCTGTGGATTATCGAAACATACTGCTTGAGTAAATGCAACCACGTCCTCCCCAGAATCACCGCACACGTATTCCGTACTTACTTCCAGAACAGCTACTTCCAAGTGTTGTGGTTTGGTTTCTAACCACTTAATAAATTCTGCTACGTTCATTACACTTCCTCCTGATTACAAATATTCTCAAGCTCCTGCATATACTCTACATCTCTCTCCATAATCATGACGTTAAGCATAAAATGCAAAGCCTGCATCTTCTCTGTAGCGAGTTCTTTAAGATTTGCTTCTATCATCAACGTATCAAAAGCCCTATTAGCATCTATTTCTCTATAGAACTTATCAACGTCTTCATATGTAATGATGTGCTGTACTTCATTCATTTCTTTTTCCTCACAATAAATGGTTGATCGTTTTTGTCTGCCCATATTGCAATAGCTACTAGGGTGCAGATGAGCGTTATGCCAATTCCAAAGACTCCCAATAGGAATGCCATTACAAATTCACCCCTTGTAATCTGTCCCTTTGTAAAGTAGTCAAACAGCCAACTACTTGCAACACCTGACACATACCACAGTATAATCAAAATAATATTCATTTCTCACTCCTTCTCCTGATGTAAACTCACTTTAACTATACGTGCATTAGGTATGGTATCAGCTATTTCAGCCAGAGCTTTAACAGCATCTTTATAATGGTAGTAGACAGTGACAAGTTTCAGTCCGTCTTCTGTTTCATATTCAAGCGGTTCAAAATTCTCATGTACAGCCCACATTTTCATTCTCCTCTAAGATACATACTGAATTTCATAGCCTTTTGCTATTAAGGATGAAACTTTATACCGTTTTCTATCCTGCAAGGTAATACACACCTCACCATCATTAGTATAAGCTGTGTAGACCACGCCGTCAATACTCACAGCACTAATACTGTTAAGGATTTGCCCTGTTTCCAAGAAGAAAATGGTTTTACCCTCTTTCACACGAGTTTTAAGCAACATATCTGTTTCACTCCTCTATAAATGAAATCTATTCGTTTCGTTCCCAGATAAGATTTAGGAACTTTTCTTTTTCTTTGGTGGTTAGTGTCTTGTCATCAAGAACAAGGCGATTATACCTGCGTTTAAGTGTAGCCTCAACATCAGATAGCTTTTCTTCAAGCTGTGCAATGCGTTCAATAAGACGTTTCTTGTCGTAGTCAACCATGATTTTCTCCTGCGTAGATGGCTGTAAGGCGAGCACGTTCATTCCTATTAGCTTCATTCCTTTCTTGTTCTAACTTATCCTCCCTTCTTTTGTTTTCTCTGTCAATCCTTTTCTGAATTTTAATAATACGTGCTAGATAAGCTTTCTTCATCTCTTCCTTCAAGTACCTAGTTTCGTAAGGAGTCATCCAGTCCGGTAGGTGATGAACGTCTAATACCATATGTATCATTCCTAGTACATTACTCTTATTCCCAAAACCACCCATATAAACGCATTCAGATTTCAACCTAAATGAAAATCTCCACCTTTCTCTGGTCAATTTATCCAACAACTCCGCGTTAACCATAATAGAGCTACCCATTTTATGTAGTGTATACATTGTCATGAATTCTGGATAAATTGCTCGGAATTGGAACGTATGCGGTCTACGCTTAAACTCCTCCACAAAGCTTATTACAGGTTCAGAAACGCCTTCAGGTTTAGCTTCCGCGCTCTTGAACTCTTTATTCAGTAGCTTTTCAATCCATTTGAACATTTTAAAAGTCTCCATTTTGATGTTGCAGTATGTACAGTAGATCAGCCGCTTGACGATTATTCAACTCCATTCCATCCTCAGTGTTCTTGAAGTAGAGATAAGCTGTGTGATCATCCAAGTAATATGTAAAGTCAGCAGCTACACCTTCTACATCAACATCTGCAAGGATAGATTGCTTCCCGTAGTAAATGTTTCCTATCAGCTTCATTGCTCATCCTCCTCTATATTTAGGACATAAATCACTTCGGTATCAAGGCATTTTGCCATAACTACGGTTACATTCTCACTTTCACTTACATGGATCTTGAGTGTCTTACCTTCAAGGTGTTTCCACTCAAATACGCAGTGTTTGGAATATTTCTCGGCTTGTGTGTATAGATCAACGTTCATGATATTCTCCTCATAAAGAAAAAGCCGCTTACCTCACCTTTCAAGTTAAGAATAGGCTAAGTGGCGGCTTATGTCAACAATAATTTTCATCGTACTTTTCTACTATGACACCACAATTGATTAATATTTCTAATCCCGTAGTGTCTCTATATTCGTGCATGTAAATTACACGCTCCACGCCGGAACAAGCCATCATACGAGCACAATTAACACAACAACTGGTGGTGACAAAGAGTGTAGCTCCCTCTGCCGATACCCCTTCTTTCAACATCTTATAGAAACACTGTTCCTCTGCATGAGTGGTCCAAGGGGCAGTTGAACCATCATCAAGCTCACAGACATTGGGGTAGTGCTTTGCAATCGTACCGTTGTATCCTGAATACATAGCTCCTGTTTTTGTTACTACAACAGCTCCTACACAAGCCCTTTTACAATACGAGAGCTTAGCTGTTTCTTTAGCTAGATTAGCGTAGTAGTGATAAAGACTAGGCTTCATAGTTTTCATACCTTTCGATTAACGCTTTAGCAACGCGTGGATCAGTTTGTTCTGCTGCCAATTGTTTAGCTAACTCAAGCTTACAAGCCAACCAAGCTTTATGTGCTTCTAACTCCGTATCAAAGTATCCGAGAAATTTATTCTTTTTACTTAACCCTTGACATTGGGCCTGAAATTTGTTTTCTAGGACGTGCCAACAAACACCGATCATATATTTGCCTCGACCTCGTTGTCTGTCTACTAAGAATATATTAACTTTTGGGTCTACAAAGACACACGTGTCGGGACTGTATAATTTATTACCGGGGTAAAGAATATCCTTATCCAAATGCTTACCCTCCCAATCTTGCTGCTGCATCCAAGCTTTAAAATTAGAGAATGTTACCCATTCCTCGCAGACAGAGCATTCTCTGTAACTAGGATACTTCTCTTTAAATTTTTGTGAGTACACTCGCTCCAACATAGACTTCCATTTGCTATAGAATGGGCAGACCCAAACCAGTTTAAATTTTTGTTTCCCGTTCTCATACCAACTGTCTTGTATTTTAACTTTGTAGTCAGCATCATTAATACCAACACCCCAAACTAAACCTTTCATTGCAGAATTACCAAGCTGACAAAAGCTAACGAATCTTCTCCCGGATACAGAGATTCCATCTCTTCCAAATCATTTTCTGAGAGAAGCTGAAATACATCGTGTGTTTCGTCATAAACACCCTCATCCTCTGTCACCATACGTACAGGATAGGTTTCGCTTCCAATTTTAATGCTCAATGTAGTCTCCGGGTTAAATTTAAGTAGATCACGTACTTTCATTTCCTAATCCTCCTATCCTAAGATATATTTTAACAAGCCAAACACCAACACCACTGGTAAACAGAGAACACAAACAGTAACCAGCACCAAGAATGAGGCAATGCTAGCTGCTATAGCCGACTTGAACCATTCTTTCATCCTACTACTCCTCTGATAAATGGATCAATTGAAGGAACAAAGAATAGCAAGATTTGGATAAATATACAATCTTTCTCCATCGTGTATTGGTTGTATGGCACTTCATCTACAAGAAAAATATTCATTGCACCTCCTTATTTTTGTTCAAGATCAATAGAAGCTCTTCAAAACTATGTGGAGACGCGCAGTGAACCTTCTCTAAGCACTTCTGATCAAACCAAGTCTGACTCACCCCATACTTCACAACTTGACCATTCACTTCATGGATGAGTTTGTAGCAAATGCTTTCTTTGTACACACCACCCTCTGTACGTGCCCTACGTTGAACGTCAATCACACGATATAAGCCATCATATCCTTTTAGCCTCAGCCTGACAAGCTCTTGTGTGCGATAAAATATTTGTGTCATCTCTTATGCTCCTCGTGTAATACCTTTCAAATGTGGCATTGTTCCCTTCCTGCTAGTGGAGCCTCGGCAACTAAGCTCTCCACTCTCAAGACGTGATTTGGTTTTCTGATTCTTTGATGCTTTTACAGTATACTTGGATTTCCCAAACATTTCATCACAGCAAGCTTGAGCTTTAGCCCTGTCAGAGGTATGGAAGTAGTAGCGATCACCCATCGCCGAAAGGATATAGAATGTAGCAGCGTCAGTATAATCGTAGCCTGTGTATTCGTGGAAAGGAACGATAGTAATTTTAATCTCAGTCATTACTTTTTACCTCAAAGATTGCACCATTACCACATGTCACCGTTTGCCAACTTCCCAACTTAACCTCCATCTCTTTCAAACCTCCATTACCTTCGCATTTGTTGAAGGCTTCGTTAAGGTTTGATACAGGTACTGTGTAATTCAAATAACTGAAGCACAACAAACCCCCACAGAAAATACCACCAATAAAATAGTTCATAAATTCTCCTTAAAACATTGCTTGAAAAGGTCGAAAAGCGATTGCATCTGCAAAGCCTTCATCTGAACATCCTACTTCAAAAGTATATCGCATGTAAAGAGGTTGTGCAAAGGTTTTTCCATTGATCGTTACATCATAGGTGGCAACATGGCAGTAGATACTGTCATTAAAATAATATGCTTCTTCGGTACGGATAACCTCTCCCTTACGAGTTAGGTAGCACACACCAGCAATTGCATCTTTATGTTGAGCTATGCGGTTGAACTTGTTATAACTGATTGATTCTTTCAGTTTCATTTCATCTTTCTCCTCATGTGATTAGACATCCTTGTCTTGTATATTACTCTATCAATCGCCGTTGTCAATCTTTTTCTTGCGTTGTTTTGGAGCTTTTTCCTTAATCTCTTCGATCATGGCTTGGATGTCTAGAGCTTCTTCCTCTTCTCCTTTGGTTTCTTCTTCAAGAACTTCTGCTTCTTCCATCCTAAACTCACTGAACGCTTGGAGTCTAGTATCAAGTTCGTCAGAATCAAAATAGAACGGAGTTCCTTTCAACAGATCGCTAATTTCACTTTCAGAGAGAAATCCTCGGTAAATCTGACTCATAAATGTCTTGTTCATTTTTCGAGTATAGTCTACATGAGCGGCAATATCAACCTCCTTACCCCATCCCGGCGAATATGAGCAGGTATGAGCCATAAGACTAGAGCTTTCATCCACAATCCATCCATGACAAGAAAGCGCAATGGCAGACGCAGCACTAGAACAATCAGGACCAATCTTCGCAATCACAGGACATTGGCAGTTACGAATAGCTCGGATTACTAGCATCGCTGTATCTAGGCGACCTCCCGGAGAACAGATATCTAGTGTTATAAAGTCTCCCTCCCTTGCATTTTCAATAATGCTTATTTCTTCCATAAAATCCTCTGGGTCTGAAATCTCTCGCCAGATTTTGATGATGAAATCCCTAGAGCAGCTTTCAGCTACAGTTATGCGGTCTAGCTTATTCATCATAGGGATAATTGTCATTTCATCGGGACCGTTCAATGTTTTCATTCTATTCTCCTATTATAGTGTGTTATAAAAACCACCTTCACGTTCAAAGGCAATCAAGATTTCACGAACGATACCAGAGCGAACACAATCATCTTCTGTAAAGTGTGTAATGCCTACGCCACTGATTTTGTTACGTTCAAAGAACCTAGTCATCCAGTCTAATGTATTCTCACCGCCTTTAATGGCCTGCCTTGGATCTCCACAAACCGCCAAGAATTTGACCTTCTCCCCTAAACGAGTAACCAAACTGATTGCTTGTGGTTTTGTAGCATTCTGCATTTCATCAGCAATGATTGCACAAGATTCGTCAAAGCTACGTCCTTGGATTTTTTCCAGAGGAGCTATTTCCACATCGCCTTTCTCAATGCAGTAATTGTAATTTCCATCTCCTAGCACTTTCTTGATTGTGTCCAGCGTAGGACGACAGAAAGGAAGTAGCTTATCAAAGTCCGTACCGGGAGTAGCGCCATAATCTGTTCCCAAATGGGCATACGGCCTTGTCACGATGATCTTGTCAATAATTCCATCATTATAAAGCTGAGCAGCGTAGTAAGCAGCACAATAAGATTTACCACACCCTGCATGTCCCACAGCCAGCGAGATGGTATTCTCTTTCAGAGACTTCAAATAATGCTTCTGAGCTTCCGTCTTGGCTTGCAGAGAAGGTACTTGACGAAGTACACGGAACTTATCCTGTACAACACGACCAACCTCTTCCTTTTTCTCCCAGCGATCTTCTACCACTTGTTTGACATTTCGCTTAGCCATATTATTTACTCCTCACAATTATACATTTCGTTTAGGTATGCATCCATGCATTTTGTACACATGTAGAATTTACCCCAAAAATCCCTATCAATCAAGGCTTTTTCAAAATAAGCCCTTTCTCCAATTTTAATATTGTGTGGAGTCTTACCATAACCTTGTGAAAGGTAGCAAGGGTGCTCTTTCCTCACAGTTACCATTTTTGAGGTCTTACACGAAATCTCCGCCTCATCTCCAAAGAACCAATCCTCGTTTAAATAATCCTCTTCTGTATATTTTCTAACAACCTCCATATTATTTACCCCCCTTCTGCAACTCACTGAGTTTACGCTGAGCATCTTTGAACGCTTTCTGAGCCTTACGCACTTCCTCTTTGGCTTGTATAAGCTTTTGTTTGTTCAGATTTACAGCATGAACTTTCAATTCAATTGTAGACTTTCTCACCAAAGGTCGGAAAGGTTGAAAATCTATGTCGTGATGTGAAAATTCAGCCTGCATAAAGCTACAGAGAAATTCCGTCTCTTCTATCTTAATCTTGAATTCCTTAGAGTTATGTACCAACAGATCTTTTAAATCTCCCTCATCATCGACAAACGTAATATACATAAATCCCCCTTAGATTGTACTTTTGAAAAACTCTGCTGCTGAACGTGGATCAATCTTCTTCTCAAAGAAACTGAACAATGTCTTACCAGACTTCTTTAAGATTGCTTTCTCTTTCTGAGACGTGCAAAGTTCTAACACTTGTGAATACCAAACTGACCAGCTCATTATTTGTTCTCCTCAATATATGCGTCTACAATATCTAAAACTTCGTTCTTAAAGTGCCACCATTCTCGTTCGTCTAATCCGAAAATAGGTCGATAGAATGGAGCCTTCTTGCTGAGATAAATTACATCACCTGATTTGTGTTCTACCACCCAAGAAAACTCATCACTTTCAGTGTCCGTACCTTTAACGAAAAATGCAACTACGAAATCTCCATCATCTAACAAACTCCAATTCATAACGGTTCCATAATCCGTACCGGAAGGCATGCCTTTAAAATCCTCAAATCGCATCACATTTCTCCTCTTGTGTTTTCAATATAATTCTTAATAAGTTGGCTACGACTTCAATACTTCATCCCTGAAGGTCCTCTTTCTCCTGTATCACTAATAATACTAAATTATCCATTGCATTCAGTACAGCATCGGCAGCAATAGCATTCGCTACTTCATATTTAATGTAAAGCTCTGATTGCTTAGCTCGTTGCACCAAAGCAGCTTCATCCGGTGTTATATGCTTGTAAAGACTCTTGTAATATGTGTCCTTAATAACACTCAAGTCAAGCTGATTAATCTGATTTACATAATATTCATCATGAGCAAAGTATGATTTCAAGTATGTAGCCAAGAAGTCATCAAAGATATCTTCAGTCATCTTCGTCCTCCCAAGACTCTTCATCGGGGTTTACTTCATATTCTAGATTAAAGAAGGCTTGATAATCCCAACCCTGTTCACTGTCAATAAGAACAATCATAAAGCCTTGACGATCTATTCGATGTTTAACCAAGCCAGAGTAAGTGTGCCCTTCCCCGTTTACCAGATCCCTAATATTGTTGTCTCGGTTGTAATATATAACATCCCAATCATCAATATACCAAGGTAAGCATGTGTTATCTTCCGGGACGATTACTTCATCTTTGAACAATTCAATTAGGTCCATTATCATCTCCGTACCAATCATCCAAGTCTACATCATCCCAAGCACCACAGATACACTCGAAGGGTTCATAGGCACAGCACTGACAATAATCTACTGTGCCTTCTCCTGAGCATTCCCAACAGTCATGTAATTTTCCATCTTCTATATAAGTATCAACTCCAGTCTCATATGAAATGTAATAATCTAGCTTTCCAATCCCTTCACATCGAATACAATCATGCCTAGCCATCAGTCTTCTCCTCTTGTGTTTTCAATATCTTCTTGATCAACTGACTTCGACTTCTATCCTTCACACCAAGAAGTCTACCATACTCTTGCAGACTAAGGAACTCCATTTCATCTAATTCTTGCTTTGTTTTAAAAACATTTTCATCTACCCCCTGTATAGCATACCTTTCAATAAACAACTCTCTACCTTTATCGCTAACGGCTATACTTTTATCCAATGAAATCTCAAACACTCTTGAAGGATCACGTTCTCCTGCAATGATTTCATTCATTTGTTCACAGGATTCAATAAGCTCTTGACCAAAGGTTGACCAGCTAGGCTTTGAATCAAGCTCTAAAATTTCCCTAAGCTTATCATTTGGTGGTGGAGGGTTGTCAAGTAGATCATATACACCAGCATCCTTCAACCCGTCAAGTGTTTCTTCTACAGCTTGTTTGATTTCGTTAGCTTCTTTCACAAATCGACATGTAAAAGCTGATCCGTGACGTTTAGGCATGAAAGCAGGGGTCATATCAACCTTCCAACCCTCCTGTGCACGTTTCATAATCTCGGCAGCAAACTCGTGAAGAAATGCTGTGTGATAGTTCTCAATCATCACTCTTCTCCTTCGTCTTTTTCTTAGGTGTCAATGCTTCAATTTGTTTCTCAAGCTCTTCTACCTGCTTTACATATTGAGTAAAGGCAACACGTGGACTATTTACAAACACACTGTATGGAATTCGATTGTTCATTCTTCTTCCTCCAAAGTTACACATGAATGATACCAATATTCGGGGTAGACCATTTGAAATTTTACGAGCTTTTCCGACTTTTTAACGGAGTCTACGTAAGTCTTTAGTATATCGATATTAAACTCATATGAGTTAGAGTTTAGTATATGAGTAAGCTCATTCATGGATATTCTCCTCGTTCTTGGTTGTCTTTTGTCATAACTGACATTAAATACTCTTCAAGCTCTTTAATATGCTGAACATCGCTGCTCGTTTTTACGTCCTTGGAGCGTAGCAGAGTGAGTACAGCTTCTGCAAGCGTTTCTTGGATATTCTTCATTCTCCCTCCTTGTTAAATCTTTTGCAAAACTTCTCAACACTTTTCCATAAGTTCAAAGGTCCTTCTTTGGTATCTGAGACTGTACTCCAATCTCTAACCACAAGAGTATAGTCTACAACTGCATAATATTCAACCACATACTGCCTGACTCCGTAATCAAAAACGTGGACAATCTTACCTTTGACAAGATCTTTACAACCAATAGCTATGTAAACTGTATCTCCTATCTCGTATTCTTTCATGTTAAGCTCCTAAAATCAATCTTCAATAAGCACCCACTCACCCCTCATTCCACAATACCTATCTTCAGGATTTTTAAGGAAAACAGAAATTTCTTCTCCCCAATCGTCCACTATGATAGCTTGGTCGTCTCCATGTTTACATCTTACAATTTCTAAAACTTCGTACTCCTTGTTTGGGTTTAGGTAAGGTGTAAGCTCGTTGATAGGCTCATTAAACCTATCAACGGTGTAGGAAAATCTGTTTCCGGTATATTTAACTTTCAAATTAAATCTCCTCCTCAGGGTTCGAAATTTATGGGACCATCGAAGATATCCCATAAATTAAGTGTTTGACGTTTTACAACAAGCATTTCTCCTCTCACAACTAGCGTTGAAAATTGTATCCAATCTGGTATTATAGAAGGATCTTTGAATTGTACTTCAAGCTCTTTAGGGAGATATACAATATGAATATGTGGATGGAAATCCTTAGGTAGCCCAAGATATTCTTTTAAAGCATTCAGTGTAGAATTCCTGTGCTCAGATAGGGCTTGCATTTCCTCTAGAGCCTCTTTGAAATTACTTATTTCCATTTAACACCTCCCATAGTTTTCATCTCTTCTAGCAAATTTTGCATAAGTTCTGCTGTCACAATCTTGCAAAGCTTTTCGTACACTGTTTGTATACTTGTGTGCAAAGTTTTCTTACTAGGGAAAATTTCGAACTCTTTTACGTCAATATTAACCAAATGCTCTTTACCATTTATAACACACTTCAGTAGATAATGTACACTATTGGTAGTCATATCCTCATAAACAGCCCATGTGGCCTGTAGGGTGTTATTTGAAGTTGAGAAAGTAGAAATCAGATTTTTCTTAGCTTTCTCCATCATCTCATTCAAAAGCTTTACACTCTCATCAGTGGCTGCCCGATGCTCGTGTATATCATGCCTATGATAATGGTCTTCAGTCACTCGTTTAGTAATATACGTATCAAACATCGTTTTCTCCTGTAAACTATAGTTTCGTTTTCTTATATTTTACATCAATTTCTTATAAAATATAAAGTTTGGTTAAGATTCCTTATAACTTGTCACTGTGAAACCTTGCTCTGTAAGCATTTCTATCACATCCAGTAAAGCCCCATTATAACCTGCTGTTATGTAATGTCCATCTCCTTCTTCAATCTCATCTTTGAAATTTGGAATAACAACAAACTTATTTGCAACACCTCTTTGTAGAGCTTCCTTCATACTGGCTCTTGTGAAAGGTACACCCAGATCTCTCATCACTTCACGAACTATACGAATATCTTCTACCACGTACGGATCACAATTTTCACAAGTCATTAGCCTTCCCTCACAATTTTAAAGCATTCTATCTTGCTAAAATCTGGAATGTGTTCTGCATTGTAAATGAGCCGCCATGTACCATCAGGTAATTCATCAAAATGAACCATACGTTGACTAGTCTTCACAGCGGTAGCTTTAGATAATTCAAGTTTGATGTTAGTTCCTACTAATTCAACCGTGCGTTTTGGCTGCTTCTTACTCATTTCTTTTTCTCCAATCGCTTCTTGAGCATTTTCAATTCCAACCTGCGTTCTGTCCTACCCATCCCTAATTGCTTCATTTCTGAGTTATATTTTTCAAGAATTTCTTTGATCGTTTCATTACCACCCATAAAACCTCCTATTCTTCGTTATACAGCGTTTTAACCTCTACCCAGTAGTCTGCATACCTTTCAAGAGATAACCCCCTTAAAACGCATCCTACGAGCTTACAGAGGCATATCAAGGCCACTTACCCGTTTCAATGTAGTGTTTCACATCTGCTTCAGTCTTTCCATCCCTTGTTCTATACTCCTTAGCCTTGAATGAAGCATCACTATCCCAATATTGCCAATAGATCTGTCCACCATGTTCTTCATCCCACTCCCAACTCACGGCTCCTCTTCCGTATAGGACAAGCTTAGAATACGGAGGAGGATTATTCAATATCCATACAAGCTTTTCGTCCTTCTTGCTTTGCCATTCCGGTTTGTGGTCTTGAGGTCCAAAGAATAACCGTTCTAAAAACTTAAACATTCTTTGCTCCAATTTCAGCAGCAGCGCGTACTATGGCCCGTCTGTAGCACCCATCCTCTACGAAGTCCCTGTTGGGAAAGCAAGCATAGACAACAGTCTTTTTACGGAAATTCACCATGAACCCAAGTTTAACTGCCAACCGTAGTGCATCTCCATCATCCGTTAGCGGATTCCATTTTATGTATCCAATTTGATTAGCTGTATACAGTCTAAGCCCATCATCGTGTGGCAGGGATGGCATTAATTTATAACCAGCCGCCTTAGCAGCCAGCTCTAGTAATTCACGATCATTCATTTTAAACCTCCTCAGTTGATTTCAGGACTCATTAAATCATAGCTTTCTTTCTTAGTCAACACCATTCGTCGGGTATCCTATCGGGTATTGACATTTCTCTCTCTTATATGCTAATTTAGGTGATAAATGGATGTTGACAAGGCTTCTTGTGGTGTTCAGAATGGTAGTCATTGAGGGGCAGAGGTGGCATTTAGACACTAATTTTACCCCTCTGTAAGTTATTGATTTATAGAGCATATTGAGAATCTTCAAAATGTTCACCATATACTATATAATACTACCACTATATCTATCTCTAATTACTACTTACCACGAGGGTGTTATCAGTGATCTATGACATGAGTAAGATGGAAGAAGAGGAAGTACATTCCATCTCTCTTTCTACTATCAGAAGCTATCTCTACTACCACAGGAGTGAATACTATGAGCACATAGTACAGGAGTTCATGAGTAAGACAGGAGGGAAGTGGGAGAAAGCAATACGATGGTTTGTATCCAACTCTGCACGTGCTATTCGTAAGAATGCCCAAGGATTCAAGATAAGTTTGAAGGGTGATGCTTATAGTAACAACACGTTAGGTATAGGATTCCGAGGAGTAAAAGGTTTCCTTGAGTGGTTGGAAGAGAAGTCCTACATTGACATCTACAAGGGTTTCGTATTGGAGTGGAAGATTGAAGGAGGCAAGAGAATCCCTGAGAGAGTGGTGAAATCTGTTGTCATGTTCAGAAAGAGATTTGTTGAGATGTGGGAGAAAGACAAGATACCTGATCTGTGGAGAGAGACTGAAATAGAGTCTTGCGTAGAGGTTAAGAGTAGAGAAGATAAAGAGATTATTGAATTTCCTAAATCTGAAGAGGTGTTAGCAGCTATTATGAATTACAACGATGGAATCTCTGGTGCAAACATCAAGTTCAAGGGAAGACAGATAGCAGATGTAGAGTATAAGCGTGTGTTTATTGATAATATGGAAATTGCTGGGAGGCTGTATGCTCAAGGTGGTGGTGTGCAGCTTCTTCCTCAGAAGCTTAGATCTGAATATCTGACAATTGATGATGAACCCGTAGTGGAGCTTGACTATAGCGCTATACATCCTAACATCTGCTATCAGATGCTGTATAACAGGGGTGTGAATGTGTATGAGGTGTTTGGGGATGATTTCCATCCTTACAATGCTGATCTTTCATTCATACCAGTGGATGAGAAGCTTAAGAAAGAGATAGAAGCGCTTACAGGGAAACCTCATAATCCACTACGTCAATTGACAAAGCTTGCTATTCTAGTAGGTATCAACTCAAGGGATATGCAACAGGCTGTTGGAGCCATGTCAGGGAAGGTACTTAGTGATAGAAAGAAAGACAAGAAGGATCAGGAGTTTTACGCTATAGCAGAGAGAATCCCGGTGAAGAAGATTCTCGAAGTGGTGCAGGAACATAATGGATTGATTGAAGATAGCTTCTTCTCTGACAGAGGGATTGTGTTCCAGAACATTGATAGTAATATTATGATGTTGATTGTGGAGCGTATGATTCAGAAAGGACACGATGTGCTAGCCTACCATGATAGCTGTATGTGTAAGCAAAGCGCCGAACAGGATTTATACGAAGCCATGTTTGATAGCTGGAAAGAAGTTCTCAAAGACACAACATTTTGTAAGGTGGAGAAGAAATGAAAATTTACTGGCTTGTATTAATAATTCTTAGTGTGTTATACTTCTCTTTCATTGCTTGGTACACTAGAGAAGTGAGACAAGATATAATCATCACTGCTCCTGCATGTGAGCAGGGGTTCAGTAAAGAAACTAAACAACTGTGTGAGGATAAAGATAATGAGTAGATGCACTTGCTGTCAAGTGGTGTTAAACCAGACAGAACTTGAATTGAAGAATGAAGATGGTAGTTGGAATGATCTTTGTTTTACGTGTATCGGAGTCGTTAATCATCCTGATTACTGCATAGATCATTCATACGCTTTTGAGGAAGATACAGAGTGTCCATTTCCTCAAGAAGTAAAACGACCTAAGAAACTTAGTGATAACTATTGACAAAATCTATTAGATAGAGTATTATAATATGGGATGATAGATGAATGTGTCCCTAGGAGCATATATGAATAACGATAAACCTAAAAAAGTAGGCAGACCTGTTGGATCGACATCCAAGCTTTCTGCCAAGCAGCGTGCCTTGAAAAAGCAATTCCTTTCCATCATGGATGAGTATACAGCCGAAGCTGTTGCTGTGATGGTTGAAGTTATGCGGGATAAACAGGAACGTGGTCAAACGCGTGTAACCGCTGCTAAGTTTCTTTGTGAGAAAACACAAGAACTTATTGAGAAGATTCTGACTCCTGAGAAGGACGGTACAGAATCCGATGATGACGAAGAGAACAAATCCGCTGAAGTATTGGAAATGAAACCAAAGTTGCGGCTTACTGTATCTGAAAATAATTGATAAGCCCAAGAGGCTTTATAGTGGAGAGTAAAGCCTGATGGATGCAAATGAGAAATTAAATATTCTTGCTCGTACTGGTGTATTCGGTGCTATGCAAGCTGGTGTGTTTGATGACGATGATGGAGAAGGTGGTAGCTCCGGTCCTGTAGATTGGGCAGATGTTGAAAACAAACCTACCTTTGCTAAAGTTGCTACTTCTGGATCATATGTTGATCTTAGTAATAAGCCTCCTCTCTTCTCTGGTTCTTATGCTGATTTGACAGGTAAGCCAACTCTGTTTAGCGGAAGCTACAACGATTTAACGAACAAACCAACTATCCCTACTGCTGGTGTATCAAACTGGTATAGAGAGAAGATTCAGGATGTAGCTCCCGGTGGTACAGTTGTTGTGAGTAATGGTGGGTTCATTCGTTCCACTGCTACAGGTGATCACACATGGACATTTGATACCACAGGGCTTACAGCAGGTTATGCAGCGTCTTGGACTCTTAAGCTTACCAATGGAGCAGCAGGAACCCAAACATTCACAAACGCTAAAACAGCAAATGGTGCTGCACTTACACTTTCAAGTGGTGTTGATTACCTAGCCTTCGTTTTTGACGGTACTACTCTCTTAGTTGCAAATGCAGCAGGAGATGTTAAATAATGATTGGTTTTCGTTTAGCTTCAATGAATCGTGTTGTCACTCCTCCGCCTGTAGCTGCATCAGTTCTTAGGATGGCTGTTGTTAATGCGGGAAACCCTAACAACATGCTTTATAAGCTTGACGGAACAACACTTCAAAGTCAAGGTAGCCTTCCTAATACACAAAGTGCTGGTAATGCCAGTGGTATTAGCTTCACTCCTGACAGTCAATACTGTGCTGTAGGCACCGCTGCTGCCCCATACGTCGAGATCTTTAAAAGGGCTGGTAACGTATGGACTAAGCTTGCAAACCCTTCTGTAACCCCTACAGGAGCCTCTACAGACGTATCTTTCTCGTATGATGGTAAATACCTTGCTGTTGGACATTTCGTAGCTCCATTTCTTACGGTTTACAAAAGAGATGGTGATGTATTTACAAAGCTTCCTGATATCAGTCCTGCATATAGCGTAAGGGTTCAATCGGTAGCATTCTCTCCTAAGTCTAACCATCTTGTCTGTACATTCATTGGTGCTCCTTATACAGCACTTCTTACCGTTACAGACACTGGTGTCACTCAGATTAGTGGAACGCCTACAGGTGGTCCTACTTGGTACACGTATGATGTGGCATTCTCTGATGATGGAAGTCTTGTGGGTTTTGCATGGTCTCAGCCTCCTTACTACGCAATCTTTAATTTCAATCCACAGACAGGATATGGAACCAAGATTACAGCAGGAGCTAACGCAGTAAGCAACACTCGTGGTATAGCATTTAGTAAAGACAATAAGTATGTTGCTTTAGCTGCTGCTAACAGTGCTGCTTCTGGGCAAACATACGGAGCTAACCTTTCTGTATTCCCGATTGCTAATGGAGCTATAGGCACTGCACTCAGTACACCTAATGAGCTTCTTCCCGGCTTTGGATTCAGGATGGATTTCATGCAAGACACTTATACATTTGCTGTCTCTCACAACACAACCCCATTCGTTACAATACTTGAGATTCAGGGGACATCTGTTGTAAAGAGTGCAATACAACCTGATATCAACACCACAAACAACGCAGTTGATGTCCAATTTTATCTGACTTCTGAATGAGGTCATGAGGGAGAAAATGACTAAATCAGAATTAGCTAGACTTGTAAGTCGTATTGGCGTTTTTGGTGCTGTTAATCGTGGAGCTTTTGATGAAGCTTTCGAACAGCCTGAAGTAGAAGAACCAATTGATGCCTTTACCAATATGCTTACCAAGAATCTCTTTGGTCGGCATTACTCAGAATCTACCACATCTGTAATGACTTACAACACTGTGATGGAGCTTGAATCTGAGTTTATTGGATTCCGTATTGGTATTCATAACATTGCTGCAACGGCTGTAACAGGTGTTAAAGCTTGTGTAGCTGTACGCGATAAAGTTGATTATAGTACTGCTGACACTTTGTGGATGGGTGAATATACTCTATCTGGTGGTACTTGGATTGACTGTACATTTGGTGGTGCTACAACAGCTACATTGGCTCCAGCATTAGGTACAGAGCGTACATCTATCACTTGGTCTGATCTTATTCCTATTCCAAGCCTTGCACGTATTGATGGTGGTATTCGTCCTATCATTCAAGTACGAATTGAGTTTCCTAGTGGCGCTCAATATAGCCGCCCTGCTAATGGTATTGCTCGGTGGCGTACACTCGAAACGCCCCGATATCTTAGAGTATCAAGACAGGCAGTGGGTGGCGTAACAGATAAGGCTGCTTATACAGAAGTAGCTAACCGTGAAACAGGTATTTGCATACCGGCTGTTCAATATTATACGAAAAAGAAAGGAAAGCAATTCCTGATCGTCGGCGACAGTATTCGTGAGGGCGTTAATGGGACGCCGAACGGAGTTGGTGCTGCTCAGCTATTAGCTTATCGTCATTCAACACCAGATTCACCCATTGATTATTTCAACGGTGCTATCCATGCACAGCCTCCAATGGTTTATTCCCCTCGCGTGAATGATATGTTGGATGTGGTCAAGCCTACGCACGTGTTCTATGGTGTATGGAGCGGGAATGATGTTGCGGTAGGTGGTATTAGTGCCGATGCTCTAAATCGTGCTCGTATGGCCCTTGCAAACGTTATTGGGTGGGTACGTGGAGCTAGGACGCCAACTAATCTAATCCTAGACGAAGGAACCCCCACTTCAACAGCTTACAAGGCTGTAGGTGCGGCTGATTCTAGGCGTGTAGATTTTAACAAATGGCTTGAATCTTTTACTGGTCTTATTCCAGCCAAAGGTTTTGCCAATGCTGTAAGTGTTGGAGCAGATGCAACAGGGCAGATTCAGATTAACCCTGCTATGACAGCAGATGGCGTACACCCTAATCTTGAGGGATACAATGCTTTGGCTGATGTTTTAGAACCGCTAGTGTTTCCAAGTAAGACGTAATTTGTAGGCCAAGGAGAGGGCTCAAAATGCCCTCTTGTAGTCTGGCTCTTGTAACCAACTTTACAATGAGAAAATTTTATGGCAGATCAAACAACTTTTGAAATCCTTCAATCTCAATTGGGTGTGTTGGCTGCCCCTATTCGAGACTACATTGAAGCAGTTCTTAAAGAACAAACTCCTCCTGTTGAAGAGGAGCCTACACCAGAAGATCCGGGTGAAGAGACCCCTCCAGAGGAAACACCGGACCCTATAGACCCTCCGGTTGATCCAGAACCTACAGACCCGGAAGATCCACCTGTAGAAGAACCCGAACCAGAGGAACCTACTCCTGTAGTTCCTGAGATGCCTTCTACACCAGATACAATGACTGTCTATCAAATCATTGATTATACCGATGGTGACTTTGAACATGGTATCAACACGAAGCTTAATGCCGTTCTGATTCGTGACAACAACTATGTCCAAGCAGGACATAACCTACGGTTCAAGAACAGCCAAGGTAGTAATATTACAAGCACTGAACAGCATCAATTTGGTATGCTTGTAAAGGTTAACGCTGTTACGTTGGTTCCTGCAACACACGGTGCTCCGGGCGCTGTTACTCTGTATAACAAGTACGGTAAGCCTATCGATCCTATCGTACCTGATCCTGTTGAAGAAGAACCAGAGCCAGAGGAACCCACTCCTACAGATCCTGAAGAACCTCCGGTAGAAGAACCTGAACCGGAAGAGCCTGAACCTGAGAATCCTGAACAACCGTTAGCTGAGCTTCAAGTAGTCAATCTAGAAGGTAATGCTGATTGGGTGAATGGTGTTTACAAGACAAACACTATGATTCTCCTGCCTATCGCTGAGAAGGATTTGATTGTTCAAGGCGCTGTGATTGAACTTGCTGATGCTCGTCGTGGTACAGTAAATTATGTATCCAAGAATACCGCTGGTAAGCGTCAATCAGTCAAGACGGAGCTTACAGGCTTAGATCCTGCTGTAGTAGGTTATCCGCATACAGTGAAGGTGATTAGCTCTCCTTTGGCAGTAGAGCTTCCTGAAGAGAACCCAGAAGCTCCCACAGAAGGCGAGTTTCAGATTGTAGGGGTAAACATTGCAGGCTTGGGTAGTAATCCTTGGGTAGTTAATCCTCAAGAAGGTACTCATTGGCGATTCCCTAGCCGCAACTATATTGAAGCCTTCGCTAATAAAGGTATTTTGACCTTCCGTAACCCCGTGGCTATTGAGAAGTTCATTGTAAATGGGCAACTTAGCCAAGAATATATAGATTATCTTGTAAAGTATCTTGATATTCTGAATGAATTTGGTGCTACTTGTGACTTTGAATTCCATAACTACAATCGTAGATTTGAGCTTGTGGATGAAGTAGATGGTCAAGCTCCTACAGGTATTAACAGCGGAGATCAAGCAACACGCGATACAGCAAGGGCATTCTGGTCTGCTCGTGGTAAATATAAGCCAGATCAGTTCTCCTACGAAGTTCATTACCATAGAACAGATAACAAGACTCGCTTGAGTGAGTGGCGTATTATCTATCCTGCTGCTAAAGCTCCTTCTGGTTTCTTCACTGCTGAAGATCAAGCTAACCTGCTACGTCAAGTCGTTCCATTGTTCAAAGACCACAAAGCTTTATGGGCATGGGGATTGATGAACGAGCCATTTGGTGTTACTGATATCATGACTGGTAACTATCAAATGTGGATCAACGCTGTGCGTGAATCAGATATGGAGAAGTACCTTCTGATTTGTGGTAATGGTTATGCTTCTGCTGAGAAGTGGGGACAATACAGCGACGGATTGAAGAATCTTGTAGATCCTGCTGATAAGATTGTTTATGAAGCTCACACCTATCCTGATACTAATCCCGGCGGTGGACAATGGGCTAACCGATACGAAGCAATCCCTGAGCACGCTATTTACGAAGCTGTTAAACCTTTCCGTGATTGGTGTGTTAATAATGGGAAGAAAGGTCGTATTGGTGAAGTAGGTGGTCCAAAAGACAATGCTTCTTATATTGCTGCTCTTGATTATTATCTTGAGAATGGAGCTAAGCCTTGGAATATGCAGACAATGCTTTGGGCAGGTGGTCCGGGTTGGCCTTCTGACAACGCGACAACTGTTCAACAGGACGTAGGTTCCGGTAATACTACTACTGTTCCTGAGTTGTTTGCTAACTTGATTCCAGCAATTAATAAGGCTCCAGTTAAGATTTCATCTCAAAGTATTAAATAAGTAGATGAACGGTAATAGAAGACTTGCATTATCTTTGAACAATTGATATAATAAATAAATATTGAAACAAACTCTCCTCTTGCTATCTAGATGTCACCTCCTCCATCGAAATAGCATCGTTTGCTAAGAATAGCACGTCAGCCTCACGAAACGAGGCTCCTTTAAAGATTACTCTAAATGCGCAGGCTGATGCGCGACTGGCGGGAGTAATCACGCAAGTGAAGATGGGGTGAGAGGCCCTATGCGAGGCGAAATACGCTCACACGTCCCGGAGAGCGCCAAGCCGGAGATCAGTACCGGCTAGAGTAATCTTTAAAAGAACAAAAAACCAAAGCACAAGATGCCATGAAATAACTCTCGTTCTGAGAGAATAATAAGCTAGTGCAATGCTAGCAATTATTGCTCCCTGTCAATGGGATGCACTGTGGAGAGGAAGCTAAGCTTTTGTAGCTTCAATGTTATACGCAGGTAGGGTGGCGTATAACACTACATTATAGTGAGACAATGAGAGTGCCCGTTCCTTTTCCTGACGTTTGGCATTCAACTGAGTACGGCAGTTTCTCCTACGGCTTACCTGTGACCGTCCGTATGCACAGGCTTTATTTCTAAGCTTTGTTAGTATCTCTTTAGAATATACCATTCGTCGGAGTTATTAACTTTTTTAATTAGCCTCTTGACTTTAATAAAAGTATTTTATATACTATCAAAATGAAGTCAAGAAAACTTCAACAGTTTCGAGAACTACATCCCTAGTACCTAAAAGCTACGAACAAGGTGATGGGTTCTCTTTTAATTTAGCATCTGTCGTGAGACACTGCATATAAGGGCTTGCTGTGAAGTATCCCCTCCTTTATTTATGACACGTCGGGAAGACGCTCGGTATTCTTTTGTTGAATAGGATATTGAGGATTTTAAATGAACTACGCAAAGATATATGACCAGCTTGTAGAGAAATGTAAGCCGCGAGGTCTGGATAAGTCGTCCGTTGATTACTATACGGAGATTCACCACATTGTTCCTCGTTGTATTGGCGGGTCGAACGCTCCAGATAATCTAGTAATGTTTACTGGAAGGGAGCATTTCCTTGCTCATATGCTGCTCTGGAAAATTTATCCAGAAGATAATAACCTATTCCATGCCGCTTGGATGATGAGTAACAGGTCGTTTATAAATCATCGTGGTCGTGTATATGAGGCTCTTAAAAAGCAACACGCAGTTATTCTTTCTTCTCGTTCAGAATTTAACAGTCCTAATTTTAAGGATTTGACTGGCACTGTTAATCACTATCTTACAGTTTTAGGGTTTGATTCTTGGACAGAGCAAGCGAAGGGTAAGCGCGGCTCTGTTTGGAAATGCGTTTGTAAGTGTGGCAAAGAGTTAACTTTATCTGGTAAAGTATTATCAGGTAAGAATGCTTATAAATCTTGTGGTTGTTGGACTTCTGAAAGATCATCACTAAATATTGGTGAAATTAATCCTTTCTTTGGTAAGAAACATTCAGAAGAGTCAAAAACTATTATGCGCCAGAAAAAGCTCGGTAGAAGCCCTTCTAACAAAGGAGTTCCTATGTCAGAGGAAAGGCGCCTGAGAGTAAAGGATGCTCTTGCAAAATTAGATCGTTTTGCCTATAAACACCCGAGTTTGGAAAGAAATCAAACATCAAAGCTTCTGTGGGCGAATGCTGACTACCTTCATAACATCTACCTTAACCATAAGGATATAACTCCAGCTAAGTTTGCCACCTTGTACAATAAACTACATTGTGACTCTATTAGACCATGCGCTTTGGTCACTATATTGGAAAATTTTAACAAGGGTTGGATTCCACAAGAGGATGAAGACTGGAAAACTTTTAAAGAGGAATCTCTAGGTTATGACTGAAGAACAGCAACTCCCAGGGCCTGCTAGTGAAAGACAGTCTATGTACATTCATTCGCAGGCCGATGTGACATTATTTGGCGGCGCGGCAGGTAGCGGCAAGAGTGAAATCGGCGTTATTGACTTTCTCAAATACACTGACATTCCTAATTTTATTGGGGTCATGACTCGTCGAACGACGCCTCAGCTATATGGCCCTGGTAACGTTCTTTCTAAATGTAAGCGTATTTTTTCTCAAGTATATGGACCAGATGAATACACTTGGAAAGCCAAAGACGCCAAGTTTGTATTTCATAAGTCAAAAGCTGAGATATATCTAAAGCACTTCGAGAATGATGACGCTGACGTAAACTGGCAAGGTATTGAAGGCAATCTCTACTACGTGGATGAGGGGACTCAGTTCACCCAACACATGATTCAATACATCATGTCGCGTATGCGAAATCCGAACTGCCCTCAAGTAATGCCACACATGAAAATTACTTGCAACCCGTCGGCAGACCATTTTTTAGCTAAGTGGGTTGAGCCCTACCTGAAGGAAGATGGCACTCCAGATCGAAGCAAAGACGGCATGGTTCGTTACTTTAGCTTCGTAGGCGGTGATTTCGTTTGGGGTGCAAGTAAAGAAGAGTTGATTGAAAATTATGGCGTTGAAGAGGGCGATTGTCTATCTTTTACCTTCATCAGTGCCAACGTATATGATAACCCAATCGTTCAGAAGATTAACCCTAAGTATGTAAGCTGGCTAAAAGGCTTGAAGGGTGTAGAACGGCAGCGTCTTTTAGACGGTAACTGGAAGGTTCGTGAATCAGCTTCTGGCTATTTGAAACGAGAATGGTTCGGAAAACCAGTTAACATGCTGGAGAAAGAAGCTGAGATTGTTCAAAGGTGTAGGGCTTGGGATATTGCTGGCACGTTGCCATCAGATTCTAATCCAAATCCTGACTGGACGGCAGGCGTTCTTATTGCCAAGACAAAGCAAGGTGATTACATCATTGAAGATGTTGTCAGATTCCGTGCTCGTTACGGTGAAGTGATCGAGAAGATTATTGAGACTGCCAAGATTGATCCCCCAGGAACTCAGATTATCTTACCTCAAGAACCAGGTCAAGCTGGCCTTGCTGCTGGTAAGATGATGGTTAAATCTCTAATCGAGGAAGGTTTCTACGCTAAGTTGAGATCAACTAACAAATCTAAAGTGGTGCGTATGCAGCCTTTTGCTGCTGCTGCTGAAGCTGGTATGGTTGGTTATGTTGAAGCTCATTGGAACGAAGCATATTTCTTTGAACTAGAAGCTTTTGATGGCACAAGAAATTGTAAGGATGATCAGGTGGACGCCAGTGCGGACAGCTTCATTACTCTAGCACAAAAAGTTCCTCTAGGTAACTTCCTTTCAGGAATGCAGAACTTCGGTTTTGAGAAAACAACAAACCCCTTAGTAAATATAAGATGAGGAGTCAAACATGGCTGATACTGTATTGGCTCCCTTAACTCAAGGAACTGAGTCTACGATACCCCGCTTAAAATTAACAGAGACAGGTGCTCCCGGTCTTACTGTTATTGGTGGTAATGTCTTTGAAGGTTGTATTCAAGAATTACAGTGGCCTTGGTGCATACACACATTTAATAAGATGCGTCGTGATGCTACTATTAGCTCTGCTGTACAGCTTCTTGAAACAATGATTAGCAAGGTTAAATGGAAGATTGAAATTCCTCATAATGCTTCTGATGATTTGAAACGTAAGAAGCAATACCTTGAAGAAGTCATTGAGGATATGGATACATCATTTCTATCTGTGATTAAAGAGATTAGCTCTTTTAACACATATGGGTTTAGTGTAATGGAGAAGGTGTTTCGTAGACGCCTTAAGAGTCAAGGTAGCTATTACAATGATGGCTTGGTAGGAATCAAGAAACTTGCTCCTCGTGGACAAGAGACGATATCTAAATGGGAGTTCGATGATAATAATCGTATCCTGCAAGGTATTCGTCAGTGGACCTCAAAACAAGGAACAAATGGTGATCTTCAGTATGAAATTGCTCCCGGTGTTTTGATTCCTCGTGAAAAGTTTTTGTTGTTCCGTACAAACGTTCGCAAAGATAATCCAATTGGTGAATCACCTCTTGTTTATTGCTGGCAAAGCTGGAAGTTTAAGCAAGCACTAGAAGAAGCTGAAGCAATCGGTATATCTAAAGATATGCGTGGCCTTCCTATTCTATATATGCCTGCTCAGTACATGGTAGATGGAGCATCTGAACAAGATAAAGCTGTATACGAGTACATGAAGAAAGTAATGCGTAATCTTCATCGTGAAGAACAGGAAGGTTTGATTCTTCCCACTCTTTATGAAGAAGGTCATAGACTTTTTGACTTTGAGCTTGCTGGTGTATCTGGTAGTAAGTCTTTTAACGTTTCAGAGATTATCAATCGCTACTCCAATGAAATCTTGATGAGCTTCTTTGCCGATGTGCTAAAGCTTGGTCAAGGTGCTACAGGTAGCTACTCTCTTGCTGATAGCAAGACATCGATTATTGCTACACGTGTTGAAGCCGCTTTGATGGAGATTCAGGACCAATTAAACAATGACTTGGTTAAACAATTAGCTGAGCTTAATGGTTGGAATCCTACTCAAATGCCTAAGTTCTCATACGGTGATATTGATGAGCGTAGCATCGATGACTTCTCTAAGGCAATCCAGCGTATTAAAGCAACCAGTATGATCACACCTACCCCCGGTAATATCAATTACATTGCTGAGACACTTGGTCTTCCTGATCGTGTGGCTGAGAACATGCCTCAAGAAGAGCTTAACGAGCTTCTTGGTGTGATGACAAGCAATAGTGGTGAGGGTATGCAGGAGGGCTTAAGTAACGGCACTGGAAGCTCTAATGGATCTTCTGGAGATAGCTCAACAAGTAATACGGAAAACACATAAGGAGCCTATATGGCACACAAGCTAAGGCTTCTTACTGAGAAGCTATACAACACACCTCATCTAATGGAGCCTAGTAGGTTTGAATCTGTAATGGCTTATTTAGATGAGCGTAATAAAGGTACTATGGATGTTAGCTCAGAAGATCAACGATCCGAACGAGTTGATTACTCATACAATCCTGACACCAAAGTAGGGATGATCGATATTGATGGTCCTCTTACATACAAGCCTGTAACAATGATGGGGTTTGAATGTGGTGGAACTTCCTACGAAGGTGTTATGAGTCAGATGGAGACGTTGGTGCAAAAGGGTATGAAAACTCTTGTACTGAACGTTGATAGTGGCGGAGGCGAGGCTTACGCCGTGTTTGAAACTGCTGCTTATATTCGTAAGCTTGCAGATGAGAACGGTGTAAAGATTCTCTCTTACGTAGATGGTATGTCTGCTTCTGCTGCTTATGCTCTTACATCTATCTCTGATCAGATTGTAGTGAATCCCGGTGCTGAGGTTGGAAGTATTGGTGTTGTTGTTCGATTGATGAATGACAGTAAAGCACTAGAGATGAATGGTTTGGAACGTACATTCGTTTATGCAGGTGGAAGTAAAGTTCCTTATGCAGAAGATGGAAGCTTCCGTGAAGACTTCATCTCTGACATTCAATCCAAAGTTGACATTCTATATGAAGAGTTTACTGGATTCGTTGCAGAACAACGCAATGTTTCAGTAGAAACTGTTAGATCGACTGAAGCTAAAACTTTCCTACCAAAGAAAGCTTTAGAGCTAGGTCTAGCAGATGCCGTAATGACTCACGAAGAGTTTTATACACATTTGGCGGACGTAGCTGAGAAAGATACCATTATGTTTAAACGTAAATTGTTCAATATGGACACCACTGTAAGCGAGGCTGAAATGAAAGAACTCGAACTAGCACAAACCCAACTGTCCGAGGCTCAAGTTCTCCTTGCTGCTAAAGACGAAAAGATCGTAGAACTACAAGCTGCATTGGAAGCTCTCCCTTCCCTGCAAGCTTCCCTTGAAGAAGCAACTGCTGAATTGGCTGTGTTCAAAGCAGAAAAAGAAGCTGCTGAACTGGCTGCTAAACAAGCTGTTGCTGAAGCGCGTAAAGCTAAACTGGTAGCTGCTATCGGTGAAGATCGTGCTGTAGAACTTTCCGCAACAATGGAAGACTTGAGTGACGAGAAATTTGAAAAGATTCTCTCTGCTTTCACTGCTACCACTGTTGTAGAAAAGAAATCCGCTCTGTTTACTGAAATGGGATCGGATACGACGGTTGAGACAAATCCATCTATGGAAGCTGCTCTCGAACAAGCAATCGCAAAACTTAATAAATCTAAATAATACTGAGGACATCTAATAATGGCAATTCTTGACCTGACTTTCCGCACCCTTGGCGACCTCGTTGTTCACGAAATGGACCCGAGTGTTGGCTATGCTCGTAAAGTTATCACCCTGAACTTCGCTGCTGCTGGTGCTGTTCCTATGGGTACTGTTGTAGCTAAGGCTGCTGCTGACACCACCTATCATCGTGCAGTTGTTGCTGACCTGACTACCGCTGGTACTAAGTTCGCTGTTGTATTTGGCGACGGGTATAGCTGGAAGCCTACTTTCAACGTAGCTGCTACCACTGACACCAAAGCTGTAGCTTTCGTTCGTGATGAAGTAATCCTGAGTGATTACCTGATCAAGCAAGTAAACACTCAATTCAACGCTGCTCAGATTGAGACCCTGAAAGGTCTGCTTGAAGCGCAAGGCGTTCTAGTAGAAATCGCAGTCTAAAATTTCAATCTGACGGAGAACTAAACAAATGGCAATTGCTTTTCAAACTAATAACACTGGTCGCGTAACTGAACTAACTCAAACTCTGTTGACTATCCCGAACCAATGGGGTCTGATCAACACTATGGGTCTGTTCAATGAGCAAGGTGTTACTCAAGATAACGTGACTATTGCTTCTCTGACTGAAGTAGATGGTCTGCCGATTGACCGTAACTGGGATGAGCGTAACTCCACCATCAAGCCTTCGAGCCGTGGTGTTTACAGCTTCCCGATTCCACACTTCCCGCTGGATACCATGATCACTCCTCGTGATCTGCAAGGTATTATCTCTTGGGAAAACTTCGCTCAAGGCGTTGAGCTGGAAACCATCGCTAACGTTCGTGCTCGTAAAATGCAAACTCTGCGTCAGCGTTACTCTGCTCTGGCTGAAGTAGCTCGTATGCAGGTTATCACCACTGGTAGCGTATATGCTCCTTCCGGTACTCTGCAACGTCCTTACGGTCCTACCGTAAACTACTACAACGAGTTCGGTGTTACTCGTACTGAGATCGAAACTGATCTGGCTAACGTAAGTGTTGATCCGCTGGGCTTCTCTGGTGATATCCGTAATGGTATCCAAGATGGTCTGCTCAATGGTCAAATCGCAACTGACTATGTTGTAATTTGCTCCCCTGAGTATTTCCAAGCTCTGGTTACTAACCCTTACGTAACTGAAGTGTACAAGTACTTCCGTCGTGATCAAGATCCTTTGACTCAGCGTCTGTCTGCTGCTGGTATGGGTCTGGATGCTCGTTACCAAGTGTTCAACTTCGGTGGTCTGAGCTTTATTGAGTACCGTGGTACTTACACTGATCAGAATGGTGTTGTACAGCGCTTCATTCCTGCTGGTGATGCTTATGCATTCCCGCTGGGTGTTCAGGACATGTTCCAAACCTACTACGCTCCTGCTCTGAACTTTAACACTGTGAACCGTGTTGGTCAACCCCAATACTATGCAGAGTTCATGGGCGAGAAGATGGATAAGATTGAAATCATGTCTGAATCCAACATGCTGAACGCTTGCTTGAGACCACAAGCCATAGTTCGCTTGCACCTCCCGGCTTAATTGTCTGGTAAATAAGGGGCACTTAGTGCCCCTTATATTCAAAGATACCTCGTAATTAAAGCTTGAATAATTCTGACATCAGTTTCTTTTTCAGCCAAACTACAAGCTATTTCATGCTTCTGTCTTTTCCAAGCTAAGTGAGCTTCTTCTTGCGTATAAAAATAACCTAAATGTATCCTTTTACCACCAAGGTTGTTACAAGAAGCTGCAAACTTATTAAAGTATTTATGTACTCCTAATGGATAATCTCCTCTGTTAGCCGACCTTTCGGTTAAGAACGAATTAACAAGAGGTGACAAAAAGACACATGTTTCAGGGCTGTATATCTTGTTATTGGGTACTAGAAGGTCTTTATCTAATTGTCTTCCTTCCCAATCTTGATTTTGCATCCAAGACTTAAAAGCCGAAGCATATTTCCAATCGTCATGTGTTTTAGTCCCTATATAGCTTGGTTTTTGCTTATGATAAGCTGCTGAATAGCAGCGTCTAAGCATTTCTGCCCACCTCTTATAGAAAGGGCAGGTTGATACGGTGTAGCTCAAATCGTTGATTCCAAAACCCTGAATTAATCTATCTTGATCTAACACTTTAGCTCTCCTTCTTAAATTGAGAAGAGTTTATAGTAGCAGCAGAAATTACAGATGTCAACACATCAGAGGAACAAGAAATGAAAAAGAAGATTGAACCAAATGAAGGTTCTCGCTACATGAGTGCCCAACAGCTTTATCTTGATCTGATTGAACAAGTTAATGCTTTGAAAGATGAGAAGAAAGTAGACACAGTTCCGGTAACTGAGAAAGTTGCCGACATTGAAGAAATGGATGTCGATGGTAAAGTTACTGCTAGAGAAATTGCAGCTAAACTTAATGAAATTATTAAAGCTCTTAAATCATAAGGATTAACATATGGCTCTGAATCCTATACAGGCAGTTCGTTTATTTATTGCAGATACTTCAGAGCCATTCACCTTCTCTGATGAGGAAGTACAATACTTCCTTGATATGAGTGGTGGTTCTGTAAGACAAGCTTCTATTTATGCTTTATATGCAGTCATAGCTGATCTTGCAAAGAATAAATCAGTGTACCGTGAGATGACAGGTGACATTGAAGTTTGGAGTAATGCTATTGATTGGTATAAATTACTTCTAAATGGCATTACAAGCAATCCTACTCTTGGTCTTGGTACACTGATGCCCTATGCCGCTGGCATTGATCGTGAAGATGTATTACTGAATCAAATGGATTTGAGTGTTCAAAGAGCTAATATTCCTAAAACGGATTGCTGTATTGGTAACTGTTTAGCTCGCTTCCGTTTTGGTGCCCCATCCCTTCCTGTATGGATTGTGGGATAAGATATGAAGTTTCGTAAAGATACTAAGGCTTGGCAAAAGCTTAAAAAGAATCTAATGAAGCTTGATGATTCCAGAGTACAAGTAGGTTGGTTTGAAGGCCAAAACTATGGCCCTGACAATGATAATCTTCCTATTGCACAAGTGGCCAAGTGGAATGAAGAAGGAACACGTACAAGTCCTCCTAGACCTTTCATGCGTGTTGGCTTTAAATCTGAAATACAAAATTCAAAAGCAGTATTTGAGGACATTATCAAATCTGTAGTAGATGGTAAATCTCCATTAGTAGCACTCAAACAGTCTTCCAAGGCTTTTGAGGATATGCTTAAAGATTCTATAAATAAATGGGATAGCCCACCAAACTCTCCAGCTACTGTAGATAACAAGGGTTTTAATAACCCTCTGATTGAAACAGGTACAATGCGAGATTCAGTATCCTCCAGAATAGAAAACAAGTGAGGTGATTAATGAGCATTCCTACATTTACCCTCACTAAAAAACTACCTGTGACATTGTTCAGAAAGACTCAAGGTTCTTATGTAAAAGGACGATGGGTTGAGGGTGTTGAAGAAGAAATAGTAATTCAGGCTAATGTGCAAAGACTTAAGATGTCTGAGCTTATGAAGCTCCCTGAATCAGACCGACAAAAGAAGTGGTTGGTGATCTACTCCGTATCTGAAATACGTGAAGCCAAGCAAGGTGTGAATGGTTGGGAGGCTGATGAGTTCATCTGGAAAGGTGAAAGATTCAGAGTGATGATGTCTGAGAGCTGGGATATGGGTGTTCTTGATCATTACTCAGCTCGTGCAGCTAGGATTGAAATAACACCGGAGGTTAAATAATGGCTGGTCCTTATACCTCCCTTCAAGACAGCTTATACAATGGTGTAAAGGCTATCTTCCCAAATAATGAAGTTATCTTCTCTCACCCTAATGGTACTGAGCCTACTGGTAGCTACGTTGTTATCTACATCCTTAGTATGGATCAGACAGCTAGGCAATATCAATCTACATTAGCCTCAAGCTCTGGACAAGCCTTCCCGAATGACTATCAAATAGCCATAACAACACCTTATGAAGCTCTTGTTCAATTCACTTTTGTTGGTGATGAATCGGGAGATATGGCTCAAGAGTTTAGTCAAGCATTGGGTAATGTAAGGTATTGGGAAGAATTTCAAAGAAACAATCTTTCTGTAATGCGTAAATCCCTGATAAGGAATTCACCACAGAGAAGAGAAAGTGTTTGGGTAATGGATTTTAACCAAGACGTAACGTTTGCCTACTCGTTGCGTACAATCCAGACGATTGATGTTGTCGAGAAAGTTGAAATCGAGAACTCACTAACAGGCGAAACTTTCACCATTCCACAATAAATAGGAATTCTTATAATGGCGGAATTAGATCAAATTATTCAAATTTCCATTACCCGAGAAACAACGGCAGTTAGCACCACAGCTTTCAACATTCCGTTGGCTTTGGCGGAATTTGATGATGCAGACTTTACAACTCGTACCCGTACCTATTCTAGTGCAAACGAAGTAGCTACTGATCTTGGTGCAAACTCTGTAGCTTATGTTATGGCCCAGCGTCTCTTTGGTCAAGATGTTAAACCTGCTACCATCATCATTGGTCGTAAAGAAGTTGATGAATCGTGGACAGAAGCTCTTGAAGCGGTAGAAGCTGAAAACAATGATTGGTATGAAGTGTCTATCAGCTCTCATGAAGATGCTGATATTCTTGAAGTAGCTGCTGCTGTTGAAGCTCGTGAAAAAGTATTCTTTGCAGGCACAGGAGTTGCAGCAGTTGCTGATGTACCTTACACAGTAGGTGCTACTGACATTGGTTCACAACTGTTTGATAGGAACTACACCCGTACTGCTCTTGTTTATAGTCCAACTATTGATGTTGACTTTACAGAAGTGGCTTGGGTAGGTGATCAGCTACAATACACTCCCGGCTCTAATGATTGGGATTTCAAATCACTCTCTGGTCCTACAGTTACTGCTCTAAGTTCTACACAAGTAGCTAATCTTCGTGCTAAAAGCGTAAACTTCTACCGCCGTGTAGCTGGTGTAGAAATTATGCAAGACGGTAACATGGTTAGTGGTGAGGCGATTGATATTGTTATCCTTGCAGACTGGATCAAAGCTCGTATGCAAGAGGGTATTTTCAATCGTATGGTGAATCTCTTGAAGATTCCTTACACTCGTGCAGGCTTTGCTATTATCGAATCTGAGATGCGTACTGCTCTCACTGAAGGTCAGGCTAACGGTGGTATTGATACCTTCTCTATCAACATCCCAGATCCTCTGAGCATCCCGTTGAATCAACGTGCTGGTCGTGTAGCTTCTGGTATCACCTTCACTGCACGTCTGACAGGTGCGGTAAGACGCGTTATTATCTCTGGCAGTCTCACCGTTTGACGCCTCTTTAAGGAATAAAATATTATGGCATCTGAACTCTTAGCAACATATTCCCCTGAAGACGTGGTGATTGTCATTACACAAGGTGCAGTGTCTCACGTTGTTAGTGGTTATGTTGATGGTACATTCCTAACTATTACCCGTAACGTTCCTTATGCTGAACTGTATCAGGGTAGTGATGTTTCCAACATGCGGATTCTACGCCGCAACAAGGCTGCTACTGTCACTGTATCTCTGCATAACGGTAGCAACAGTAACGATGTATTCAGCCAATTGCAAGTAGTTGATGAGCAGACAGCAAACTCACAAGGTTTGTTCTCAATGCAAATCAAAGATACATCCGGTCGTAGCATCTATCATGCTAACCAGTGCTTCATTGGTAACTACCCAGACAGCACTTTTAGTAATGGTGCTGATAGTCGTGATTGGACAATCGTTTGTACTCGTCTGGAACAAACAATCGGCGGTAACGCTCTTGTTGATCCGTCAGACCTTGCTTCTATTCGTGGCCTTGGTGCTGATGTTCCTAGTCAGTGGATTGCTCCTCAATAATAGAAGGGGCGTAAAGCCCCTTCATTTTAAGGAGATTGTATGGAATTAGCAACTTATAGTCCACAAGACGTTACAGTGCTTGTAGCTGGTATTTTACCAATTGAAGGTTTTATTGATGGAACTTTCGTAGCTATCACAAAGGATGTAATGCCTTTTCGTAGTGTCAAGTCAACGGATGGTAAAATACATCGTGTCTACAATAACGATGCGACATATACTATCACTCTGACGTTACACAATGGTGCGGATAGTAACAAGGATTTAACAAGGCTTTGGTTAGCTGATCAGGTTACACAGATGGGTAAATTCCCTCTGCTCATCAAAGACACTAACGGCAGTAGCTTATTCTTCTCTACAACGTCTTGGATTGAAACTGTTCCTACGATGGACTTTGCAAACCAAGCAACATCTAGAGAATGGGTAATTAAGTCTGCTCAAGGTATAATCAATATTGGAGGTAATACAGAGAAGAGTGGTTTGATTGAAGATCTATTTAACTCTGCTATTGCATCCTTGCCAATACTTGAGGGTTTATTCTAATGTCTGAAGTATATACATACTCCCCTCAAGATGTAAAGCTTGTTATTTGTGGTTATATAGTAGAAGACTGGGTTAGGATTTCTATAGATAGGAACTCCCCAGTATTCAGACAAATTCGTGGTATTCGTGGTAAAAACACACGAGTAAAAAACAGAGATACATCTGCTGTAATAGCTTTAGAAGCTCTTATGGTAGGACAAGTTAATGATGTACTCTCAGAGATAGTATTACAAGATAGTATTTTAAATACAGGAAGACTTGAGGTAGGTTTGATTGATACCTCTGGTAGAAGTGTTTTCACAACTGTTGAGGCATTTGTAGAGGGTTATCCTTCTGTCACCTTCTCTGCTGATATAGAGACTAGGACTTGGCGTATAATGTGCAATAGTACAGACGGTGCTTATGTGGTAGGTGGTAACAGCAAGCCTATTACATCATTGTTTGACTCAGCATTAGAACTTTTTAACAACTGATACATTTATAGGAGAAAATAAATGTCTGCTTTGGTTTCTGCACGTCCTTCTACAGAAGTGACTATTGACGATAAAACATACCGCATTACCAAACTTCCTGCTTTGAAAGGCTTGGAGTATTTTGAAAAGATCCAAAAGGGTTATTTAGCGAACGCAGACCTTCCTAAAGATCCTGCATTGATTCAAGGAATGATCATTGACTCTGTAGACTTTGAGAACAAGAGGATTGATGCTAAGCGTTTTGATCAACTGTTTGCAGGCTCTATCCTTCATTTGTACAAACTTTATGCTGAAGTGGTACGTTATTGCTTTGAAGATGTTTTTACGCAAAGCGATACAGAAGAAACAGCGTAAAACCTGTATCGCATAAAAGCAAATTAGAGAAAGAAATCGAGGAAGGATTCTCGCAGTCTTGGTATGTGTATAGGCTTCTTACCCATCCTACAAACCCTTGTAAGAATGGGATATTGGATTTAGATGAATTCTGGACTCTGGATCAGATGTTCAGAGCATATGAAATCATAGAAGCTTACGATGCTTATGAAGAAGTGAAGATTCAGAAAGATAAAGAGAATCAAAATAAAAAGTAATCCCATAGGAGATACACCTTGCCAACCATAGCAGATTATTATTTAGAAGCGGGTGTAAAGATTGACAGCAAGAGTCTACAAAAAGTAGACCAAATGCTGAAAACACTCGAAAGAAAACTGAAAGCTTTGAACTCTGGTTTGGCTGGTCTTGAAATTGCTAAATTTAAAGTGGACGATAAGGCTCTAAAAAGAGTCTTGGGAGATGCTTTAGATGAAGCTAGCAGGTCTGTCACTTTCGAGATTACCAAGTTTGATGTAAACCAGCAGAGCTTGCGTAAAAGCTTGATGGCTGCTACACAAAGAGCTTCAAAAGAAGTATCCAGTACAGTTCGTGTTAATGCAAACGTCAATGCAAGAGAAGCTAGACATTCTGGTGGTGGTTATAACAGCGGTGTACGCGGAGCTTTATTTGATGCTGCTCTGACAGGAGGTTTAGCATTCGGTGGTCTTGGGTTCTTTAATGAACGCAACCAAGAGCTACAAAGCTCTCAGATTGCTCTACAATCGATTCTAGGGCAACAACAAGGCCAGCAGAGCTATGATTGGCTTAGGGAGCAGGCTAACAGGGTGGGTTTTGATTATCGTCAATCATTGCCCCAATTTACAGGCTTCTTGGCTTCTGCTTCTCCTCTGATGGGTGTGGAGGCTTCTCAGCAACTATTCCAAGCTATCAGTGAGTTTGGTCTTACTCGTGGTGCTACTACAGAATCTCAAGGTAGAGCATTCTATGCTATCCAGCAGATTGCATCAAAGGGTAAGGTGAGTTCTGAAGAACTAAACCAACAACTTTCAGAAGCTATGGGCTTTGGTGAATCACGTAGTATATTTGCTCAAGCTTTCCAGATGGCTCAAGGTGGAAACCTGACAGGTAAAGAAGCAGATAATGCCTTACGTGAAGCAATGAAGAAAGGCAATGTGCAGTTCTCTGAACTTGCTCCTTTCCTGACGCAGATTTTTAGTCAAAGGGCTGCTCCCGGTATTGCTGCTGCTTCTCAGTCCTCACGAGCACAAGCAGGACGTCTACAGAACGCATTTAACGATCAGGTGAGCTTAGCTGGTATCAATGGATTAGAAGAGGGTTTCGCCCGTCTGTTTAAATCCTTGGCAGAAGGCTTACAGCGTACAGACGATTTAACAAAGAGTTTAGCTAACACATTTAATGCAAGCACTTATGCGTTCTCTGCTGTTGTCGATTTGTTCACTGATCTTGCTGTAGATGGGTTACCAAAGCTTGCCGATGCATTAGGTGTTTCTGAGTCTGCTCTATTGGCTGCTGGTGGTGCTGCTGCATTTGCCATGCTTCCGTTTGGTAAGCTTGCTTTAGCTATAGCAGGAATTGCATTAGCTGTTGATGACCTTCAAGGATTCATGGAAGGTAAGGATAGCTTAATTGGTAGATTCTTGGATGATGAGCAAGAAGAGAAGCTAAGAAACTTCCTGACATCTCTTCCAACTCTTCTAAACAACACTCTACAAGCTGTTAGCGATCTACGGCAAGGTTTCCTTGACCTCTTCACTACACTGGGTGATGCTTCTTTCATTGATATATTCTTAACGAATATGATGAAAATCTCCACCACACTGAACGAGGTTATGCAGGCTGTTAGTGCTGTTAAGAATGGGGAGTGGGGACAAGCTTTAGAGCACGTTAAGAATCTTGCATCTCTGTCTCTGGATGGTCCTGCTACCAAGTTCTTGACTGATGGTGAAGACAGCTTATACGCTCGTAATAACGGTGGTGTAAGTTTGTGGGAAGAGATGGAGGCTAGACGCCAATCGCTCTTCGGACAGTTTGATACAGGCTCTCAGAACTTCAAGGATGTCCAAGAAGCCATGAGACTTCCAATGGTTGATGAACCTCTTGGTGCTCTCACCCTAAATGGTCCTATGACATCGGGTGGTGATCTTGGTAAGTATGCAGGTCTTAACTTCAGGGACATGAAGCTTATGTTCGATGGTTATGATCCTACAACAGCTCCTCAAGGTCCTGCAAATACACAAACAACCAACAACACCACTAATCAGTTTAACACCACTATTCAAATAGATGGTAATACGATGATGAATAGTGATCTTGAATCTATGGCGGGTGATCTGGTTAATAGAATGCATTCCCAGATGGCTAATCAGTTTATGCTTTCATTCCCGACTACTGAATAAGGAGTATCACCTTGACATTAGCTATACGCTTCGGTGATGAAAACAACCCTGAAGAACTTTCTGGAATGGTGTATTTTGATGCTGTAACCTCTTACACTCAAAACAACAGAGGAACAGTAACTAGGCATCCTATTGATGGTGGTGGTCTGGTTTCAGATCACTTCACCAAAGATAATCCAGTGTTTGGTGTAACAGGTATTATCTCAACATCGGATATATCCTCCACACCCTCTCTGATTCGTGCTGAGGATGGAATACAGACACCTCAAAATGCAAACTCCTACCCTGCTCCTGTACAAATCTCAACAGCCACAGGCTCTCTTTCCAAGCTTCTTCCTGCTGCTATCACTCAGTTCTTAACTTCACAATCACCAGATGTTATAGTAGATCCGGGAGTAGTTAGAACTGATTATAGAAGACTTGTACGAGAGTCATTACAGACCATAATGTCTGGTGTCATCTATAACAGCAAGACACAACGATTTGATAGTCACATCAGGGTTGTAAAGCTCTATGAGTATGAAAACCTCATATTACAGAGGATCATACCACAGCTTGTTCTTACACAATTCAACATAAGAGAAGATGCTGATAGTGGCGATGCTCTATATCTGGATATGACATTTGAGCAAGTTACCTTTGTTCAGATAAAGAAGGATAAGCTTTCCAAGTCTACTGTTGACTCTCTAAACAAGAAGGCTGCTGATAAGAGCAATAAAGGAAAACAGGATGGTGCTGTTCAGGATGTGAACACAACTACTAACCCTACAGTAGCAAAGCCTGAGAATAAAACCAAGGCTGCTGCTTTATTCGATAAATTGGATAAGAACTTCGGAGGTAACTAATGTCAGATAACTTTGTTAGCTTACCTCTTTTCTCAGATGCTTTCTATTCTTACAATATCCCTCTTGAGGGACAAAGCTACACTCTTGAGTTTATGTATAATGAGAGAACAGAGCTTTACCATCTCTCTCTTCTGATTACAGAAACAAGGGAATACATTGTAAGAGGGATAGCATTGGTTCCCGATTACCCCATATTAGCTGATTATCAAATAGAAGGTTTGACAGGATTTATCATTATGCTTTCAAAAGCTGATAACGATACACAATCGTACAAGACTTTCCCAGATAAGATAGACCAGTATTACGAACTGTTTTACATGTATAGGACGATATGATGATCTTTCAAAAGAATCGTGGTTATGAGCTAAAGATAGGTGATGCTAAGACAGGTGATGGTATCTTGGTTACAGACCTACAGATTACTTTTGACATCAATAAGTCAAGCTCTAATAAAGCTAAACGTAATTCTTGTGCTATTGAGATATACAACCTGTCTGATCAAAGCTTGGATCTGATTGATGAAGAATACATAGCTGCTGAATTCAGTGCTGGATATCATGATGTAGGGCTAGCTAAGCTATTCTCTGGTCAAGTGATACAAAAGAGTACAAGGAAATCAGGGGCAGACAGGGTTACACAGATTCAAATGGGGACAGGGTACACAGACCTCAATCATACAGCACTAAGTAAGCTTGTAGCCCCCGGAAGGACTATCAAGGATGTGATGGAAGAGATAAGAAAGACTATGCCGGGAGTGAGTAGAGGAGTGTATGCAGGAGTTAATTTAAATAGCTCTGTTATTCATGGATATCCTCTTATTGGAAACCCTAAAGCTATTCTGGATAATCTCTCAGAGACCTATGGGATTGAGTACAGAGTGAATGATGGTGTTCTATACGCTAATGATGCAAATGGAACAATAGATGAGAACTACAATGAAGCTTATGTAGTTGGAAGGGATAGTGGTTTGATTGAACTACCTTATCGTACATCAGGTGATCCATTACGCACTAAGAAGGATAAGCAGAAGAAGGAGGGAGTACAGTGGAAGATGCTATTAAATCCTAACATCATTCCCGGTACTATATTAAAGCTTGAAGATGATAGGCTTGGTGGTTGGTACAAGGTTACTGAGATTAGACATTATGGTTCTTTCAGAGAGAATGATTGGTATACTGATGTCTACTGTGATATTAAGAATACTTAGTTAATCTTATTCTTCAAACCCAATAGCAAGGATAAATATTAACTAATAAAGAGGCACCGAAGTGCCTCAATTTAAATAAACTCGCTCGAAATTGCATGTCATTTTAGACTCAATTTCAGTTATACAGTAAGAATTAAACTCAAACCATTCCCCCATCTTTCTGTATTGTTTAAATTCTCTATGTAGAGATTGCTCAACATCATATGCTTTTTCGTCTACTTTCCAGAATGCCACCAATTCTACCTCAATTCCAGATGTTGTTGAAAGGCTTGACCGTCTTTTAAAAGGGTCTTTTGCAATTCCTATCTTATAGAGACCGAAAGAGTTTTTCATAAGATATACATGTTGCCCATTTACATTTGACTCCTTTAGAATCGCAGCCGTTGCACGTGTTTTGGTTCTCGGTGCTGTGTAAGGGCTTTTCATAAGTCTTTTAAAGAATTTATTTGAAAGCTCTGTTGGTATCTCTAGGTCGGCGTATCGCTTAGGCCAACCAGCCTTCATGTCAATACCGAAGGCTTCAGCTTCCTTTGGAGATAGGTAAGCTTTAGGTTTCTCACCCTTCTTTTTACCTTTGTTTACACAGCCATTACGCATTACAAGATACTCAGTGAGCGTCATTTTTAACTCCTATTTTCAATAGTGGAGTTAGTATTTTACCCTAATTTTTCAGTATGTCAAGTTTTAGGAGAAACCGATGAGGGAACCAAGCTTAGAAGAAGGGATCAGTGCTGCTATCAGTTGGAACCTCAACAACATTAACACATCCATGCCGGGAATTATAGTGAGGGTGCTAAATGACTTAAGCGGGATGACCGTTGATGTTCAGCCCACCTTAAACATGAAATGGCAAGATGGGACAGTGGTTGAGAGACCTCCTATCCTTAATGTCCCTCTGCAATTCCCTTGTAGCACTACATCAGCTTTCACCTTTCCTGTCAATTCGGGAGATTGTGTCCTGTTGATATTCTCCCAAAGAGGGATGGATAGTTGGAAGTCTGGTAATGGTTATCAAACTACTCCTACAGACTATCGTAAATTTGACGGTAGAGACGCTGTAGCTATTCCCGGCATATACCCTCCCGGTAGATCAGTCAACGATCCTGTGAAGCGTAGATGGAACCACAATACAAGAGATACAGTGGTTGCACATAATATCGGCACTGGTAATGAAGTTGAGATACGTCTGAAAGAAGATGGTCGTGTATTGATTAATACTGATGCGGGATTGGAAGTCAATGCACCAGAAACCATTTGGAACGGTAACATTGTTCACACAGGCATCCTTTCCTCTAATGGCGTAATTGTCGACAGTCATACACACACTGGAGTTGATACAGGTCCGGGTGTTTCTGGTCCTCCTGTTAAATAGGTGAATTGATGGACCTCTTATTATCAAATGAGCATGACATAGTATTTGTAAACGGTGCTTGTCCTGTTACTAATGAACTTAGACAAGTAGTTGCTCAGAGACTTACCATAAGACTTCTTACCTTCTTGGGAGAATGGTTTTTAGATACAACTTATGGTGTACCCTACTATCAAAGGATATTGGGTAAGAAAACCAGCAAACAAGCCGTTGACAACATCTTTCAAGAACAAATACTGCTTGATGAAGATGTGTTGGAAATAACAAGTTTTTCATCTACCTTCACAAATAGAAATTATAGTTTAAGTTTCAAGGCGAGAACTATATTTGGTGAAACAGATGTAATCAATATTACAAGTATAGGAAGTTAAAATGGCGAATGGCTACGGTGTAACGGATCAAGGTTTTGCTATAAAACGTCTTGATACCATCTTGACAGAGAAGAGAAACAAGGCTACACAACTTTTCCAAGACCTTGTAACTCCCGGTGATATCGTAGATACATCAGCCAGCAGTGCTCTTGGGAGGTTAATTGGTCTTGTAGCTCCGGGTGAAAGTGATCTTTGGGAGGCTTTACAAGAGGTTTACAGCGCTTTTGATCCAAACCAAGCTACAGGTACTGCCTTAGACAACCTCGTTGCTCTAGGGGGCATACAGAGGCTTCCAGCACGTAGTTCTATAACCACTGAGATCCTTACTGGGGATGTAGGTACATTGATTCCGGCAGGCTCCACAATCAGGGGTACAACAACTGCTGAAGACTGGAGAGTCTTAACATCTATCGGTATTTCTCCTACAGGGGCTGTGGGTATTGGAGTCAAGCCTACCGTGCTTGTAGCTAACGCTACTTACACTATCACCTATAGTACAAACACTACTACCAAACAAATCACGTACACAGCAGATACAAGCCCTACAGAATCCAAGGTGCTTCTGGGTTTATCTTCCGCAGCAATTTCAGATGGTAGTGTAACCACTAGCATTTCGAACGGTATCCTGTATGTAAACTTGGTAGATCAAACCTCATCAAACACCAGCTTTAGTGCAAGTAACAACCTTGCCATTTTAAAAGCTAGTAATATTGGTGATGTAGAATCTGTTAATACAGGTGCTATCTCTGCTGAAGCTAATACCATCACCAATATTACAACTCCTGTTCTTGGTTGGGATAGTGCAACAAACCCACTAGCGGCTTCGGAAGGATCTAGCGTTGAGACAGATGAAGACCTACGTACTCGCTTTAGGGAAACCAAGTATACCAGAGCTTCTAACATTCTAGAAGCATTATATTCTGCTTTGATTAGCTTGGAAGGTGTGGAAGAAGTTATAATCTATGAAAATGATACAGATCTCACTGATGAGAATGGAATTCCTGCTCATAGTTTCCTTCCTATCGTGCTAGGTGGTTTAAGTCAACAGATTGGTAATAGCATTTGGGAGAATAAGCCATTAGGTATTCGCTCCTTCGGTAATACTGTAGTGACTGTTACCGATAGCCAAGGCTTTACGCATGACATTGGTTATGAAAGACCGAACCCCGTAAGCGTATACATTAACATGGAAATAGTAACCGGTCCTAATTTCCCTCAGAATGGTGAGACACTAATCAAGAATAACATTGTTGACTACTTTAAGAACAACTTTGGTATTGGTGATGATGTTATCTATAGTCGTTTGTATACGCCAATCAACCAAGTATCTGATCACAGTGTAAATGAAATGACCATTGGTCTTGATCCAAACTTGATGGATAGTTCCAATATCTCAATTGCTTATAATCAGATAGCAAGCATAGAGTCTGTGAATATTAACATTACTACAGTTTAAGGAGATTGTATGATACCTGAATACACAGAGGTTGATTATCTTTCTGAAGCTCGTAGTAGAGTAACCCAGCAGTTCAAGAATAAGGAGGTTTTTGATAAGTATCTCCAACTTCTTATCACTGAACTAGGTAATATTTCAACTTCTATAAAAGAAGTTCTTCAGCTTCGTGGACTTGATGAAGCTAAAGGTGCTCAGCTGGACGTGATTGGTAGGATTGTAGGGCAGGATAGGATTCTTCTGCAAGCCGAACTGTACGAATGGTTTGGTATGCAGAATGCCTTGAATGCTCAGAGCTTTGGGGATGCTGATAATACATCTGTAGGTGGTTTGTTTTACGACTTTGGTACACCTTTTGGTGGCAATGTAGAGCTTGATGATGAAACCTACAGGAAGTTTATCAAAGCTAAAATCTTCAAGAACACTACAAGGTCTACACCAGAAGAGTTTATTAAAGTAGTAAATGTGATCTTTAATACACCTAAGACTTACATTTATGAAGAGGAAGCTAAGTTCTATGTTTACTTCGGAAGAACATTAACAAGCTTTGAAAGAATACTGCTGGATTACATCTCTTACTCTGAAGGTTATCCCTCCAGACTCCTACCCAAAACAGTTGGTGTAGGTATTGGATATGGTGAATTTCAGGCAGAAAGTTTCTTTGGTTTCCAAGGGACACCGGGAGCTAAAGGTTTCGGTGAATATACTGGAGACTATGGTTACGGCTTAGGTTACGGAAAAAATTATGGTGATAGTGATTACGGCGCTAAAAATGGCGGCACTTTTGCTTCGTTATTCTAATAGGAAAGATTAAATGGCTGAAATTACTAAACCGGATCTATCTTTGATCTGGGCATCAAGTGGAGATGTATTAAAACCATCGGATAGCAAGATTCAATCTGGTTGGGCTGTAGAGATTCCACCTCGTCAATGGTTTAACTGGCTTGATAACCGTCAGGATCAGGCTATTGCACATATCAACCAACATGGTATTCCTGTTTGGGATGACACGACCGAGTATATCGCAGGTAAGAGTTATGTACAAAGTCCTGCAAGCGGTGAAATATTCAGGGCTGTACAGACAAACATTGGTCGAAACCCCGATACAGATGCTAACGACACCTATTGGGAAAGCTTCTCTGGATCAGGTGGGGAAGTACCCGTAGATAATACACAAGCTCCTCCAAGTCTTGTTGCTGCCTTCGCACGCAGCAGTGCACCTTTAGGTTGGTTAAAGTGTAATGGTGCTGCTGTATCACGTACAACTTACGCCAGCTTGTTTGCTGCTATTGGTACAACGTTTGGTGCTGGTGACGGTACAACTACTTTCAACCTTCCTGATCTACGTGGTGAATTCATTCGTGGTTGGAATGATGATGCATCTGTAGATTCTGCACGTGTGTTTGGTAGCAAGCAGTCCGATTCCTTCCGTTCGCACAATCACATCATTAATATTAGTTCCGCTGGTTCTCACACTCACAACACAGTATTTGCACGTGACTTGGCTACTTATACCTCTACGTCGAACAATGCCGTATACGGTGATGAAGTACGAGACGGTACGGATACTGTAGCTACCAACTCAGCAGGTAATCACACTCACAACGCAACAGCTAGTCTTGCTGGTGGTAATGAAACAAGACCACGTAACGTAGCCCTCCTTTACTGTATTAAATATTAATTATGAATGCACCTACTATCTATCTAACAGACAAACACACTGGGCTTCTGGTAGGTATTGATCATGCCGATCCTGATCCTTTGGAAGAAGGTAATTGGCTAATACCTGCACACGCTTACCTAGAAACACCTCCAGAGATTTCAGAATTTGAATCGGTTAAGTGGGAGAATGGTGGATGGGTAGTAGTTGTAAATAATCGTGTAATTGAGATTGAACGTCATTGGAGAAACTTGGAACTATTTAGATCTGATTTTGAAATCAATAAGATCGAAGATGATGATCCAAAAGCTGTTGGTACAATAGAACAATGGCGGAAATATCGAAGACAATTGAGGGCTTGGCCTGAACATGAGGACTTTCCCAGTATAGAGAAACGTCCTATAGCCCCTGATGATATATTGGAGAATTAAGAATGCCTCAAAAGACAAGCCCGTTTATTCAAGGGAAGTACGGTTGGACCTTCGGCGAGAGCGGATGGCACACAGGGATGGATGAGAACCTACTAAAGTTCTCCTATTTGCATGATAGAAACGTTGATGGTATTGTAGCAGAACTACCAACACCTCCTGTGAATGGTACAGCATATTTTAACACAACTGACAATGCAATCTACTTTGTAGTAGATGGTACATATTATACTACTCCTGTTCCTCAATGGTTTGAATTTCACCTCCGTAGTGACGGAACTACCTATCAATTTGATGGTGACAGTGTTAATGTTGTCCCATCTACTGAAGACCTCTCAAGTCAATTTGACGCATTAGGTACAGCAGCCTACAATAATACAGAAGATTTTGCAAATGCTGCAAATCTAGCCGACATAGTAAATCCTGCACTTGGTGCAGCCTTAGTTGGATATAAGGGTAGAACCCTCGCTAACAAGCTTAGTGATATTATAAATGTAAAAGACTACGGAGCAAAAGGGGATGGTGTTACGGATGATACAGCAGCAATACAATCTGCTCTCACTTCTCTTGGTGCAGTAACAGCCGCGAGTAGACGAGACTTAAATCGAACCCTAGACCTTGCGGGAAAATCATATATTGTTAGTGCTCCACTATCCCTCGCTGGTTGTGATGGTGTTCGTATCTCTAATGGTACTTTGATCGTTGATAAAACAAAGCCGTTCGAGTCAGGACGTGCAGTTCTTGAACATCTGGTTGCTAACACCGAGCTGTGGGGATTTGCTGTAGATGGTGTGACTATTCAATGCAATCAGGTGGCAAACGGCATAAACATCCAGCGTCACCAAGCGTTCAAGTTTTACAACAGTATTATACTTGGATGGGGTCAGCGCGAGTATGGCTTACAGATGGGGCCTAATAGCTATTCAGCGGATGCATGCGTAATCAATCCGCGTATTTCTGGATTCTCTGTATCGTATGCTGACAACCCGGTAGCCACTCGCACAGGCACTGGCATCATATCCAATACCGGCGATACGATGATCATTGGCGGGAACATTGATACTGGCAAAAAATGCATAAGCATCACCTCATCAACTAGCATCTATCTGGCTCATGTCTGGAATGGAAGCCCCGGAAGTGAGGCCAACGCTGAGCCTAACAATGTTGGTATAGATATCACAGGTGACGCTGCGGTTGCTTTTGTTGGTAATACCTTTGATAACTGCTGCATCGTCATGAATGGTCAATGCCTCTATAAGCACATCGTCGGGAACAAGTTCTATTCTAACCAGACTCAGCTTCTGTACCCACTTATCCTGAAGGCTACAGCAACAGGACAAGCTATAGCAGACTTGAACTTTCAAGATAACCAGATGCATGGTTATTACGATAAACCTGTCATGGTAGATCAAACTAACGGGACGTACACAACACTTGCTCGTACATTTGTGTGTAATAATCCTATTAGATCATTTACCTCCGCTAATGCTGGCTACCCTGTATCTCTTACTGCTACTAATGGCACAATCATATTGCCCGTCACAACAGGCTTCTTTAACTCTGACCAGATTGTAAAATTTAATCTAGGAGCTAGAGCTTTACTACTGCCGACCTATGATGATGTATTAGCTGTAAGTGCAAGTATTTATTATACATCTGCACAAACTACAAATGTGGCTAATGGGGTACAGTGGGTAAGATATGACAAAGCCACAGGTATTCTTTCAATCAAATGTACAGCAGCATTTAATGGAAGACTGAAAATCGACTTTGATCAAACGTACGCTAGTAAGCTTTGGACACCAGAAGTAGCTTCATAATGCTACTACATAGCACAAGGAAGTGCTTACTCTTTTCGGAGGTTTTATGAATGTATCACAACTTGCAAAAGCTGTAAATACTTCTGAAGATATTGCAGCACAATGGATTAGTGCCCTGACACATGCAATGGAACGCTATCAGATTACCACTCCTCTACGTCAAGCTCATTTCCTTGCTCAAATTGGACATGAATCCAATGGACTTAAGAGTGTAACTGAAAGCTTGAACTATAGTGTGGATGGGCTTCTAAAGACATTCTCACGTTCTCGTATCTCTGAAGCTGATGCTAAGAAGTATGGACGTACAGCAACACAATCTGCTAATCAACAGATGATTGCTAACACTGTCTATGGTGGTGAATGGGGATTAAAGAATCTTGGTAATAGTCAGCAGGGAGATGGTTTTAAGTTCAGGGGTTAACTCGGCTCCTGTAAAATCTTGTGAATTCAGTGGACACCCTAAAGCTTTTCTGTTAAAATACCTAACACCTATTTTAACAGAGGAGATGCAACAATGGGCAATACTGAGCTAAGACTTATAGAGTGTATTGATTGTGGTGACTTAGAGTATTATGTCAGCAGTCAAGGTGACGTTTATCGTAGATTGAAGAATAAACCACGAAAAAGACAACTAGAAAACATAAATTCAACCATTGTAGAGTGGAACAATTTGTGGTTAAGAAAGTTGAAAGAGTGTTATAATCGTGGAGTACGTGAGGGTAGACCAAAGGGTTATGCTTCCATAGAGATAAATGACAAATACCACTTGATACATAGATTAGTGGCTGCCGCATTTATTGAAAACCCAGAAAACAAACCTCAAGTAAATCATAAGAATGGGGATAAGTGGGACAATTGTGTAGAAAATCTTGAGTGGGTTACTAATCAAGAAAATTGTTTACACGCCTTTCGTGAGTTGAAGCACAAATCTCGTGGTGGAAGACCTAAAGGTGAAAACTCAACTACAACCCCTATTTACGATAAAATACAACACTTGTTAGAAACAACCCACTTATCCAAACAAGATATTGCAGATATGTGCGGTGTGAGTTATCAAGTTGTTAAAAGAGTTCACTCTATTCGTAAAGTGCAACGACTATCCGATTATGATTTCCGAAGAATTCGGAGTCTAGGAGTAGGGAACAGCGTTCCCGAAGCGCAAGACATTACAGAAATGTGATGAAGATATAGTCTGATCTATAGGGAAACTTATAGAGGGAGCACGGATGCGGTGCTCCCGTAACAAAAACCGCGAGGTTTAATTCAGATTACCGGAAGATCCAACTACGAAGCTTTAGAGAATGCGTTGAAATTTGACTTGGTCAATCGTCCTGAACGTCTTGCTGAAGATAATCTGATTGCGGCAATGTCAGCTGCATGGTTCTGGTCTAGTAGAGGTTTGAACGGTCTTGCTGATCGTGATGATGTCTTGTCTATCACCAAACGTATAAACGGCGGAACTAATGGCCTTGATGATCGTAAATTAAGACTCAAGAGAGCAAAAGAAGTATTAGGGGTGTAAGATGTCTGAAGAAATTAAACCAACAACGGATGTTGAAGCTGTAATCAATCAACCTATTACACCAGCTAAGCTTGAGATTGTTCCAAACTACAAGTCGGTATTCTTCACTTTCAGCTTCTGGTTTCACTTCGCTTCTGTAATCCTCACTTTGATTGAGCAGATTCTTCCTTTCGTCGGTCTTCTTGAATCTACAATGAGTACAGAAACCTATGCAATCCTTATGTTCTCTTTGAACGTGCTGGGTGTTGTCAGTAGGTTTATTAAGCAGAAGAATTGGCGATATGATGGACCAAAGGAGTAGCTATGTTTAAGCTTGGGTGGACAACCTATCTGATTATAGGGTTGGGAGCCTGTATGATCGTTTTAGGGCTTCTTTATCGTCATAGCCTTACGGAGCTGGGGGAAACCAAGGAAGAGCTTTCTACTGTGTCTGAGAGGTTTACACAAGCAGAAGAAGACAAGAAGGCTTTACAGTCTTCTCTTGAGCTTAATGCTAGTAAGAGCAAACAGGATGAAGAAGAAAGACAAAGGATTGACAATCAGGTTCGTGAGTTAAATGCTTCGATTGCAAAGCTCACTTCATCAAACAACATCTTGAAGAAGAAGGCAAACGTAAATGAAAGCTGTAGTGTTTACGATGATGATCCTAAGCTTTCTGATGACCTCCGCTTGCAGCTCAACAACGCCTACAAGGGAAGTGATACTGATAAGTCCGCCAAGTAATCTATTGGTAGATCCTTGTCAAGCTGTAGAAGCAGGAGAGACAGTATCCACATTAGCTCAAGGATATGTGACGAATACAGGATGTGTTCATAAATATCAGAAGCGTATGCAAACTCTAAGGGAATGGAGCCAAGAGCAGAGCTTAATATATAAGAAATAAAATGGAATTGGTCAAGGGAAGCGAATATCGACCGTGCTTTTATAAGAGCTTAAATCATGCCCGAACGCAGAGAGCGAAGATTATCAAACCCTTTCAACCAATGGTTTATCACACGAAACATACACATTTGGCTAGGGATTATAACTATTATAATTGGCTTTGCTCTATACAACAATGGACAAGAGCAGTCTGAGAGAGCTGAAGCATTAGCGGCTCAAGTAAAGCTTCTCAAGAATGAGAATGCGTCTCTCAGGACAACATTAGCTGAAAAAGAAAAAGCTTGTGCACTAAGACCAATAATAGAGCCTGTCAAAATTAATACTGTGCTTGATAAGAACACAAGTGAAGCTAAAGTTAAAATCGAGAAAGTTCAGAATGTTCTAATGCAATCACAGGCTAAAAATAATGAACCCAAAGTCAAGAGTTCTACAAACAACAGCACTTCTAATTCTGATGCTGACATTCAGCGGTTGCTCAACCGAAGCTACTGTGAAGCAAAACCGGGTTCTTCTGGTTGCCCCAAATGATAGCTTACTAAAGGACTGCCCTGTGGAAGCTCCGCCTAAACTGTCGGGTAATGATGTGACAGATAAAAAGCTTCTTGCATCTGCTTATGTCAAGCAAACCCAGAATTTAGCTAAGTGCAATAGAGACAAACAAGAGCTGAGGACTTGGAAGATTCAGCAAACCACTAGATTCAAGGAAAAGTAGTATGACCGATAATTCCGACAACTCAGTCAACTCTAAGCTTTTTGACATAGCACAAAAAATTGCAATCGGTTTATTGTTCATGATTGTGACGTGGCAATACAACGCACAACAAAAGCTTGAAGAACGCCTTTATGCCTTGCAAGGTAATGTGTTTACAGATCAGAAGGCCGCGAGTTTAGAGGATCGTATCTCTAAGTCTATTGATGTACGTTTTAGTGATTTGAGTAATAGATTGGATCTACTGCTTCGCCTTGTACAGTCTAGTCAAGAGAATAAGAAATAATTCTCTGTACAACACACATGGATGATATGCATGTATTAGGAGTCGCCTGTGTGGTTAAAGATACTAAATATAATAAGTCATATATTCATACTCCTTTTAGGTTTATTCGTCTTCTCTAAAGTTGCCCAAGATAGAGGCAGAGACCTTGCTATAGATGATTTAGAACGCAAGGTTAGTATAAGAATGGAAGACGATAGACACTACTTGGAGAATAGGCTGAACAGGCTACAAGAGCAGCTAGACACTTACCAGAGTACACGCGAGGTGAGAGCAAGGATTTTTGGTGATAGGATGGATAGAGTTGAAAGGATGATCAACGAATCCAAGACTCAACAGAATCTTATTCTCTATAATAATTCTAACTCTGGAAATCAAATGAGACAACCAGAACAATAAATACAATATACAACAACAAGACATTAGCCCCTTCCTCACGGTCGGGGCTTTCTTTTTGTCAGTCAATTTTATAATTTTCATACCTCTCAATCAATGCTTTAGCAATACGTAGATCAGTTTGTTCTGCTGCTAACTGGTAGGCAAGCTTCAGTTTAAAATCAAGCCATGCTTTATGTGCTTCTAGTTCAGTATCAAAGACCCCAAGATATTGTTGTTTACCTTTACTGTCACCACATCTAGCTTGGAATTTCTGGCCTCTTTTGCACCAATATACACCAATCATCCATTCCCCACGATCATTTTGGCGTTCAGTAAGAAAGTTATTAACCTTCTGACTAATAAATACACATTTTTCAGCGCTGTATACTTTATTACCCGGAAAGAGAATGTCTTTATCTAAAGCTTTACCGCTCCAATCCTGCTTTTCCATCCACTCTTTGAAATTACTGAAAGTTAACCATTCCTGACAAACAGAACAATCTTTGTACGTTGGATACTTTTCTTTTCGCTTCTCAGAATAACAACGCTTCAGCATGTCTGCCCATTTCTGATAGAAAGGGCACATCCGTATTCGTTTCTGCTTCTTCTTACCATTCTCGTCAATAACAGTGATGTGTTCACATACTGCATAATCAGCGTTATTAATCCCAACTCCATATACCAACTTACGCTTCTTCATCTCACCCCTCCTTCTGAACAAGCCATAACACATTCCCCTCTTCTATCCCCGCCAAATACGTTACAAATTCCCCATCTACCAAATCATAAAACTCTATCGTATCATCCACCCAAGATGCCTTACGCTGCTTTCCATTTAAAAGCAGATATAAGCATTCATCATCTAATAGATAGATGTCAAGAGTGCAATCAAGGCTTTTAGTTTGAAACCTATTTCCTTTCAAATCCTTACGTTCCACTCTAATTGTATCAAACAATCCCATTTTCTTTATCCTAAGATGTGAGTGAAGGTAGGCTCAGTATTAACCAAACCTACCTTCTTGTCAAGCTTTTATTTTACAAATCAAGCATTCCGTAAATTTCACCGAATAGCTTGCGTCCTTTGTCTTTCCTTTCTTGCCAAGCCTTTAGGTCTTCATCATATCGTTCTGACTCTTCTTCATTTGTACATTGAATATCAACAGATATCATACCTTCAATATTGGATTCCTTAGTATCCCAAGTGTATGTGAAGTCATAATCTGTGATACGTGGTTCGTTATCACTAAAGGTCCAGATAAGCTCATCAATATCATTCAAACGTAGTTGTGTAGCTGCTTCCAAATCCACACTGTCAGTATCGCATAGTCCCTCTACATCAATCCCTTGAAGCTCTGCCTGCTTAAATACATAGGGCATTGGAACACCTGCGTGATCTTTAACACCTTCACGAAGCTTTAGAAGGTATGCTAGAATTACTTTATCTAGTGTTACCGACGTGTGCCACAAATCTCTATAACTAGCTATCCACTTTCCTTTTGTGTATCTCATTTCTTATCTCCATTCTTCATACGTTTGATTGTCTTACTAAACACCTTCTGAGCCATCACCATAGCAGCTAAACCTCCCTTTTCTACATTAATGCCAACGATACGTTGCCGATACTGCCCCACCTTGAGTTTTACCTGATTTAGAGAAGGCTGCATTCAAGAACACATTTTCACTCACCGCACCACCCATCCCCACAGCGATAGCTTGTTTACCGTGAATTGTAGAGGCACTAGCCGCTGTCTGGAACCCACAATCAACATCTGTACAGAATTGTTGGGCAGCTACAGCCAAAGCTACAGCATTACCTTCCTTTGCTTGTTGTACGTCACTCTCAAGCCCTGCAAGACGTGAATCAGTGCTGGCCTTATAGTTTGCTACCGTAGAAGATAGATCATTGTAGGAAGCCTCATATCCATCCAAGCGATTACCGTATTCGTTCAACTTCTCATCTTGACGAATCTGATCACGAATGAACACATCCTTATCTACTTTTGTATTGCTCAGATGTCCAATAGCAAGTGTATTCCCATGAATGTCCTGCTGTTGTTCTGTCTCGCTGTACAGCACATCCGCTAGGGTAGCTGGGGTTTTATTGAGATCCTTGCCTTCATACAAAGGAATAGTATCAGCAGCAAAGACATTTGTAGAGACAAGAATAGCCAGAGTAGCGATAGTAAAAGTTTTCATTTATTTCTCCTCAGTTAGTTAGGCTAGCGTCAGTTGGTAGGGTGTTAATGTAGCATTGTACCATATCTTCAATATCATAGCGAGACTTCGTAATCCGGCTTGATTGCAGGTCGATAACAACCAAAGCCATACGTAGCAGGGTGGTATCACTAATATTGTTTAAGTTTTCAAGTCGTACTGCACCTTCTCGGAAGAAGTACAGGCGTTCATTACGTTCAATCTTTACAACATTCATTTCAAATCTCCTCAGTTAATTTAGTGGTTTAGACGACTTCTCATCTGTCTGAGGTAGAGAATAGCACAACCAAGATACGTGTCAACAGCTATTTTCAATTATTTTAGATAAAGAAAAAGGAGCCTACACCTTTCGATGTAAGCCCCTGAAATTAAACACTAAGCTGAACAAGAAATACATTCATCTTTGATCACAACACCGGATCGTGAATAAATGTAATACTGACTAATCACGTTGTCATCTAGCAACAGCATGGTAAGAAGCTCAGCAATCAAATCTTCAGAACCGTCCTCTGGTACATAGAAGTTAAGGCTCTGTCCTTGACATGTCCACTTCTGACGTTGGCTTGCATGTCGTAGAAGAATCCGCTGATCCATCTCATAAGCATTTAGGAATACAAGCTTCTCTTCTTCTGACATCCAGTCTACATGCTGTACAGATCCCAAGTTATCGATGATGTCCTGAATGGTCTCTTCATTGTAGACACCCTTGTCCTGCATGAATTTGTAGAACATAGGTGGTATACGACGAAGTTCACCAACACTAGAGCCTGCATCAAACACCATTCCCGGATCAGGGAACCAAGACTCACTCACACCTCCCATCAGAAGACTTGTAGTTTTTGTTGGAGCATAAGCAGTTCTGTGTGTGTTCCGTACACCATAACCCTTACACCACTCAGGTTCGCCATACTCTTGAGCCAGCCACTGACTAGCTCGTAGGGATTCGTCATGCATGTGCTTAGCAATCTTGGTAGAGATGAACTGAGCCTCTAGTCCAACATAAGGAATACCCTTAGATTGTAGGTAGGTGTGGAAACCCATAATACCTAAACCAATAGCACGCCCTTTGATGGTGAACTCTCGCACCTTCTCAAGACCAACAACACCAGCAGCCTTTTCAATAAACTCTGAACACAAGCAATCAAGAAATACTGTACCGATAAACACTGACTCACGCTCTGGAATCTTGTCCCAATGGAGCAAATTCAAAGAGGCCAGAATACAGGAATACGTCAGAAGCTCGGAGCTATGTAGCATAATCTCTGTACAAAGGTTTGATGCTTCAATAAACAAATTCCAATCTTTATACATTTGTGGACGATGACGATTAGCACAATCCACCTTAAAGATGTATCCCTTACCTGTGATCAGCTTTGTGTATACAGCCTTGATCCATCGACGGTTAGCTTCTGGGTCATCCTGTTTAAGCTTCTCAATGAAGGTGTCTTTAATGATCCATCCATAGTTTTTACCGTTATGATCATGAGCTAGAGAATCACAAGCCTCATCCCAGTCCCCATGCTCAATATCAAGATAAGCACCAATAGATCCGCGACGGCTACCACCTTGACTAATCTTTGAAACAGTGTCAAAGAAGGAATCAATAACGTCTACAGCCCCGTTAGCCTTACCTCCTGTACTGATCTTACTACCACGAGGACGGATGTGACTAAAATTAGCGCTTGTTCCAAATCCTTGCTTAGACAGAAGAGCAGTTTCTTTCATACCATCATAGAAAGATTCGACACTGTCTCCGATAAGCTGACCAGAACAAGCAACCATCATACCACGATCTGTACCAGTGTTAGCCAGAGCAGGAGATGAAGGGGATAGAATCCCATCCCACAGCTCAGAGAAGAACTTTTGCTCCCATTCAAGCTCCCTTCCTTTCATGTGCTTTGCAAGCGTTTTAGCAATCTTGGTGTGCCGACCTAGAACAGCTTGCTCATCCTTATAAGCATACTTCTCCTTAAACATCTGCCATCCTTGTGTACTATACCATTCCGGTAGATGTCCTTTCTTCTGTAGACGTTTACGCTCCTTACTCAGTTGCTCGAACTTCTGTAGCTCTTCATCACTGATTTCACCAATCCCATCTTCAAACAGCATTTACAATCTCCTTCTTAAATCCTAGCTTATGTTTAGCCCAATTGCGTGTGTACTGTAGTTGTGTAGCAGCAAAGAAATCAGGAACCTTTACGGTAGATAGTTGCTGGTAGAACCATCCACTCACTACACCCGGCTTCTTATCAAACATAGGTTCCATTTCCAAGCGCTTAAGAACTACGTTGATACGATCCTCAAGGAAGTCCAAGTTCTCTTCTTTTGTAATTACCCGATTACCCTTAATACGAAATAATTTATCAATGATCAATTTTTCATGTTCATATACATCTCTAGCGATCTTACGAATCTTCTCTTTAAGAATATTATCACGTCTTGTGCTATGATTACCAAGCTCTTTACGTTCTGCTTTACACTGCCTAAACAAGTTAGCAGACGCAATAGAGTGGAAGTTTTCATCCTTGGCACTACCATCAATACCACTTACGAAGTGTGGGATCATATTGAAACCACGACTGTTGAATCCTTTAAAGTATCCGAATACAGAGAATAGGATTGCACCTTCAAGGAAAGCTAGTGCCGCCGTCACTTCAAGAGCATCATTACTACTTGCACACTCCTCAATAAAACGCATCCGTTCAGCTAGTACAGGATCTTGTTTCCACTGTGTATAAAACTCATCTGTAGCCTTTCCTAGCACTTCATTACCTAGTGCGTAGAAAGGTGCGTGACTTCCAAGTTCTACGTTTGCAAAACAAGCAGCCATTCTCTGAATCTCAGGACGTGGGAAAAGACGTGAAATCTTACCTCCCCACAGCTCCTCTCCTCCAATCATAAGTTCGTACTGCGTGAGAATGGATTGTGCTGTCAATACACCATCCAATTCTGCTTCATTGAGCTTAGTACGAAAGTCTTGTTCATCTTCATCTACACCAAGCTCCTCAGCAGGCCAAAACAATGACTGCTGCTTAATAGCCATCTCTACGGCCCAAGGGTAGTGTGTAACGTAAGAGTCTGTTGGTGTTTCAATCTGGGATTTCACTATTTTCTCCTTAACCAGCCAATTGCTTATCGATGTATTTCTTTTCAGCTTTAGCTTTTGAAATCTCTGCTGCTGTTGTGTTTGACCTACGGCTAATCTGCTTTAGATAATCTTTCTCTTGGTGCATCTCAATCTGAGCTTCAAAGCTTGCATATCCTGAGTTAACCCATGTTTGGTCCAAACGTTCCATCCCTTGCACCATTGGTCCAGTCCAAGGCTCCTTCCGTGTGAGAGGACGGTGTGTACATTCTACAATCTCATAAGGACGGTTGATATCTACTCCGTTCCCCCATAGCACTTTGTTCATCTCTTGTGTGTTGTTATTAACTACAGCTTTCTTGAATGCTTCAATTTGCATCAGATCAAAGAAGCTAAGGTTGAAAGGGACATAAGGAAGAAGCTCTTCATCGAATTTACTGCTCATAATTTACTCCTATTCTTTCCAAAATAATGCAAAAGCTTTCTTAGTGGAGAATCCCAGTTCATAGTAGTTGATGAACTCCCCTAGATTCTCAAGCACTCTCAAATTTGCTTCTCTCTTTTTTAAACCTTCCCTAACAGCAATCAGTTCAGCTAACTCTGCCATCCAATATTCAATTGGGAAGTCTTCACTATTCTGAAACATATTATCCTCCTAAAATAGTTCTTTTTCAACACCTTGTTCAAGAGCTTTACGATATTGAATGAATCCATAGCTGTGGAAATTACCATTCAAAGATTTACCAGCTTCAATATCAAATGTCACTTGATGCTCTGTAGGGCTGAAATGTGGTGGATCATCAGGGTACACTCCATTATTTGGTAGATTAAGCATGTCATAAATCTTAATAGCTTTGTCAAGAGAATTCTCAAGCTTACGGTAGCTCACCTGAGCACAGCAGCTAGCACTTACTTTAACAGCCTCTTCATAACTACACTTTAACCCTTCCGCGTATGGTAGGTGCCAATCCCCTTCTTCCATTTCCACAGGTTCACTGTCATCTAATGCTTCTTTAATCTTGAATGCCAGAGCTTGAATTTCTGGTTGAGCGTCTTTGTGTAAACGAAGATTAAAGAATGCATTCCAAGCTTTTTCTGTAGCTGTTACTACTCCTTTTGTCCACATGAAAGGTTCAAGAATACGATTAACAATCTGTTTGTGTGTTCCAATACTATTCAAATATTCCGCATATTCCGCAGCAGACCTTGCAGCATTCAACCAAGAAGCCTTGGCCCACTTCTGAGATTTCACATCAAGTTCTTCTTTAGCCACCATACCAGATTGATTCTTACCCCAATGTACAGGCATAGCCGGATTGTTTCGTACTTGTTCAATCATCTTCTCAACAGGTACAGCACGAGATGATTGGAAGTTACGACTAAGGCTACGATGCGTATTAAACTCCGGCAATACAAAACGATGTAGTTCAATTTCCAACGTTGTTAGACGATCTCCACGAAACACACTATCACATACAACTTTAGCACTAATCACTTATTCTCTCCTTGTTCCAAAATACGATCTGCATAATACCGCACCTTAGTCGTTTCATAACTCAAAGTATTACCTGCTTTACCTTGTCCTGTCACTACACCATCAGCACGTACAAGAGCTTTAAATGCATTACCAAACGAGAAGTCATTACGGAACAACACTTCAATCAATTCCTCTGTCTTGACAAAACACTTACCTTCATCGTTACGTTCAATCAAACGATTTAGCAGCCACTGTGGAATCTCTTTATCGTAGTAGCTAGATGATCCACCATCAGATGCAATAGGAGCTTTAAGTTCTTCTTTGTCCGCAGGGCTTGTCTCAGGTTGAAGGTTCTGAGCTAATTCGAAGTCATCCTCTCCGATCCAAGCATAATCAGGGATCTCAACTATCCTGTACATTATTTCACCATCATATTCAAAACCTTCTCCACTGATTATATACACATCCCCGGACTTATACCAGTATTCATCTCCATTATAAGTACAAACTACTTTATCGCCATCTTTAAACTTAGGTTTGATTTTCCTATCTTCTTCAACTGGCTCAAATTCATGGTAGTAAAAATATAGACCGTATTTGTATTTGTACCCATCTCTATTCAAATAGGCTCCACTATTTCCCGATTTAAGGACACTAAATACATCCCCCTTCGCGCAAGTAGATCCATAACCACCACTACTAAGCAACCGTACTTTATCTCCAACCTTAAACATAATTTTCTCCTCACAAATATTTATTTAGGAAAGCTCGAATGTCAAAATCTTCCCAACTGCCAATCTTGAACGCTACACTACAATCTGATGTTTGTGTGTAAGGTGTAGAATACAACACTCGTTTATGGAAGTCAAACCCTTCCAGCATATCCTTCCGATCATCTAGACTTCTCATACCCATAATGAAGCATTTCTGCTTCTTTTCTAGCCTCTACAGCGGAATCAAAACTGATATGAACTGAATTATGGACTAAACTCTTGTTTTTCCACAACCTAGACCTCCACATACCATCCGCAGTTTTAGTTACACCTGAGACACCTGAAGTATTATCCTTCCGCACCCTTTGATGATAGTTTTGCGTTGTTTCGTCAGCCCATACACAATTATCTTTACAATAGCCTTCATCTATGTTTATACGTTCAAGAGTCAAGCCTTCAGGTTTTTCTCCCATGTCTTCGTAGAACTTTTCGAATTTTTCCCAAGCTTCATCGTAGGTTATTCCCCTACCTCCGTAATGAATATAATCCGGCCTATTAATATTAGAGCACCGCTGTTTCATGTTCATCCAAACACTATAAGTAGCGGTTCCACTCATTCGATGCGTCGGAGGTGACTTCTCAACCACCTTTGCAACTTTAGAGCAACCACAATCCGACTTAACCCTAGTTTTTAGTTTCCTTGTCTCTTGTACAATCTTATTGCCGCAATCGCAGATACACTCCCACAATATAGAATTGAACTTATCCACCCCTTGGATACTTACCACTACAAGTTTGTCAAACCTCTGACCAATTAGATCACGTTGTTTGCTGCTTTTAGGTTTACAACCACAACTCAAGAATTTCATTTTGAGAATATTTCTTGCGGTTTGGTGTATTATATTCCCGCATACACATTCACACTCGTAAACTTTCCCACTAGAAGAATCTTCATCTGCTTTACGTAAAACTTTTATATAACCATATTCACCTCCTGTCAAGTCTGGAAGTGGGATTCCTCTGCTCATTTCAACCTCCTAATAGATAGTCTATAAATTCACCAACATCCAGCGATTCCCAGCTTTTTATTTTATATCCCACAGGACAAGATACAGATTGGGTGTAGGGTGTCTCGTATAATACACGTTTGTGTAAATCGAATCCAGCTAGCATATCCAACCTGTCGTCCGTGTGTGCTACTACACTGTCATTCACTAGGTACTTCTTCTTGGTAGCAAGGAAGCCTTCAAGGAATGGGTAGTGCTTCTCAAGCCAGTAGTATTTACTTTTAAAGTGTCCGCCTTTGCATGATGATAGGAATGTGATACCAAAATGCTTGGATAGTTCCTGTAGAGCTTCAACACTCCCTTCAATTGGTGTTAAAGTCGAGTAATCCAGTTCACGCCAAAAGCTCATTGGATCTTTTACGTAAGGGTAGAGTTCTGCCAAATTGTAAGGTAGAGCACCTTTTGTTTTTTCCATATAATCCCAAGGATATTTAGTAAGTTCATTGGAGAAATTATCTAAGAAATGTTTGAACGTTTCCAGCCTCAACCATTCATCCCAAGCCTTGTCAGATGGACAACACACCAAGTCAACATCTACAGATAACAAACGCATTATTCTCTCCTCTTTGTTCCTACCCTTCAGCGAGGTAGGAATTCTTCTAGTTGTACACGAGGGAAGTCTACAGCTTTTGCAATCTTCCCATCATTACGCTTTACTACGAAATAGATTTTACCATCTACCTCTGTATCATCAATATAATAACCTTGTCTATTAGCTTCTTCAAGCTCTTCTTTCACTTCTAAAGCACGAGTCATAGAGCTATAAATCTTCAAATCGTTGTTCTGCATGATTGCTTCAGCAGCATCGAATACACGATACCCAGCTTTCTCAAGCATGTCAACAAACTTAGTAAGGATGATTATGCTGTCTAAAACTCCATCCAATAACTCAACAGGATCATTGAGTTCAGATGCCTCCAAAGCCTCTGTAGCTTCTTCTACGAGCAGTTTAGCTTGTAGGTTAATGCTACGCCACCATTCAAGCGTATCAGGTTCCAAATCGCGTACAGAAGCCTTCTTGTTCCATGTACAAACACGCTTAGCTACTAGATCAAAACTCACTTAAATATTCTCCTCTTTAGTTTGTTGTGCACTTTCAATGCGTTCTTTAGCAATCTGGAAATAATTTTCATCCATCTCTATACCGATAAAACTACGGTTAGTGTTTACGCACGCAACACCTGTACTACCACTACCCATAGTAAAATCCAACACAGTTTGATCTTCATTCGAATATGTTGTAATTAAATCTTCTAGCAGAGCAACAGGCTTTTGTGTGGGATGAAAACCGGAGTAATCTTTTTTGTAGTTTAGAACATTAGATTTAATTTTCTTACCCGGTGATAGATTAAATACCCGTTTGAATCTATCCTTAAATTCTAAATCAATATCAACCAAACGATTAAAAGGAAGATACCAATCTTCTTTATCAAACCCATAGGTCTGAATTAGCTCATTGTATGTTTTTTCGGTACACAATCCAAATTGGGTAGAATCCACATAAAAGAAATGTTCGGCTCGCCTATGTCCCAAATTCTTGTTAATCAACCCTAAATTCCCTCCACAATGATTAAATACCTTTAAAGAATATTCTCTCATCGGGTGTTGTCCCATTAGATCATATTTTTTAAAGAAAACAAGAATATCTTCAAAATAAGATACAGGAGCTTTCTTTGCAATTAATCCATTAGCAAAATGATCCTTTGTCCACACCATTCTATAACTGAATGGTACATTGTTGTGTGCCTCGGTTACAAGTTTGCTAGTATACGGTTCTTGACTAAAAAGAATAAGAGCACCATTCATCCTCAAAACTCTATTACAATGCTCTAAAAATTCAGCAGGGTCTAGGGCTTCATCCCAGCCTGTCTTACCACTCATACCGTGATCCACGCCATCTAACCCTTTCATTGTCCCGTAAGGAGGGTCAGTTAAAATTAAATCTACACTACCGTCAGGGATTTCTTTCATGCGTTCCAGGCAATCGCCCTGCATTAGACTAATCATCTCATTTCTCCTCTTTAAAAGTGATCGTGCTTTACCGACACGATCAAGTATACACGATTAGATGATGTTTGCAAGTAGGGAATCACGTTTCTCTTTTGATAGTAGATTCACACGACTCTTACGATATTGCCCTGTCTTTTCATTACGATACACTTGATATTTACCAAGGTTTGTATATGAGAATCCATCCTCTACCCAATCAGACATGTCTACAAGCTCTTCATGGTACACCTCAAACACAGGGAGCTTACTGGACCAAGGAGCAATGATTTCGTAAAGCTCTTGAAGGCTTGTAACGTCAATCATATTGTATTCACGCATCTCAGTTATTGCCTCTGGATTACCGCGTACAAACTCCTTCCAAAGAAGGTGTCCTGAGAATTTAGCATGTGTTGATTTCTTATGTTTCTTACACAGAAGATTAGTAAGATACAAGAGCTTATTTGAGGTGAAACCAAACTCCTTCTTAACTATCTCCAAAGTGTCAATGATACGAACAGGAGAATAAGGTTTAAAACCTCGTGTAATCATCCTTGCTCGAATCTTCTTCATGTCGAACTTGCGTCCATTATGTGCAACGACAAAATGGGCTTCATTCAACAAATCATGTAGCTTTTTTAGCAGGTAGTCTTCTGTGTATTCAGAGACATCCAGATACATCACATCATCTTCATGCATCCACTTAGCACTAAACGAAAGGATGCTCCAATCTTCTGCGATCTGATCCAATGAGAAGTTCTGATTAAATAGAGCATACCCTTCCATTAACATAAACTTGGTTTCAATATCAAGGAATAGAATCTTTGGTCCTTTGTATTCTACTTGTTTAACATCTTCTTTACTTGCAAAGTATTTACGAAGCATATCTGATAGTGTTGATTTAGGAACATCAAGAACACGAGCAATCTCCCTCCAACTCATATTACCTTCTTCAGCCATATCAATTGCTTGCCACTTCCACTCTTTAACTTCTGTCAATTTACTTCTCCTCACTCAGTTTCTGTTTAATTTGCTCTCGACGGAGCTTTTGATTCTTAGCAGGTACTATGCCTTTATCCTGCAACCATGTCAAATCCTTTTTTGATTTCATGATCTCAATCACTTCCTTCTCAATCCTTGAGTCTTCAAAGCTCATGTTGTGCTTATCGGCATGGCTCTTGATGCGATGGCATGTCTTATCGACGAACTGTAAATCTTCTTTAGAAATACAAACAATGTTTTCAATAAATGATTGTATATCATCAAGATCGTTCAGTGAGTGGTTTCCTGTCTTGTGATCCACCTCCATCATATTCAAAGGGAAATACTTTCCACATAAAGCACACTGAGCACCCCACACCTCAGCTACCTTACCTCTGGGATTAGGGTTTGGAATCTTGATTCTCTTTTCCTTAATAAACTCAAGCTTGATAGGGCTTCGATTCCATAGTGCCCTTCTGATACCCCCTCTCAGAAAGCTCATGAAGGAAGATTTAGTTTTCCAGATGCTAGGATGTTCTAACCAAGGCTCCTTCATGGAAAGTTCACCTTTGCATAGTCACCAAACAACTCCTTAGCTTTTAAATCATACCATAACGCAGCATCAATCTCATTCAAGAATGATTTTCTAGCCACGATTTTATCATCTACTACAATACCGGCTTCCCAACCATTATTCTTTTTCCACACTCCTTTGTACTGACTCTTTTTAACTGTTCTAGCTTTACCGGAATTTCTACTGTTTTCTTGGATAGTGGACAATCTAAGATTCTCAATCTTATTATTGCTAGGGTTTCCGTCTATATGGTCAATAACACCTTCCGGTTCTATCCCAAGAACCAGCTTATAAACTAGCCTATGAGCTTTGTAAAGTTTCTTATCCAACCTGATTTCTATGTAGTGATTTGTCTTATTAACATGCCCAGCTACTTTACCGGTTGACTTCCACACTAAAGCCCCTGTTTCGTCGTTATAGCTAAACTTACTGCCTAGATATTCCACACTGGGTAGTTTATTGTAACTAATATCTTTTGTTTTACCTTCCGACCTCCAACGACGAGTTAAAATTCGTCTACATTCTAAACAAGATCCACTATTAGTATCCCTTTCTTCTATGTGTCCGTTTTTACATTCCTTTCCTGTGAAGTAGTTCTTTAATCCTAATTTTTGTGCTTCTGCTCGTTCTATAATATTCATAACACTCCTAATCTCTCCATTACCTCTGTGCCTACAACTATGTCACCTTCAAACCTTAACATGCGTGCCATGTCAAAACATTCATTAAACACATAACGCCAATCAATTTCAATCTCATCGCCTCTCCAGCCTGTTACAATCTTGGGTTCCGGGTAGAGTATTTGAAAAACTTCTTTAATCTTAGTGAATAATTCAACATCATCTTTACAATCTTTCAATGCTTCATAAGCTGATTTCTCTGCCCACTTCTTGTTAGAAAAACAATTGGCCGCATAGTTATCAGATTTGTCATTGCTGCATATTTGCCAAGCTAGGTGCATCCTACCTTTACCACGAACTTTTCCATCTTTTAAGAACAAAGTACCAAAACAATCACAATCAATAACACCTTCATCTAGTCTGTTATAGTTTAAAAACTTAACAGGGGAGGAATAATAATCCTTATCCACACCAATCAATACACTATCTTTCTTTCCATAGCACTCAATAACACATTGGTCATCACTTTCAATGTATTCTACAACATCAAGATTAAACTTACGAACCATATATTCGGTTACTTCCTGCATATGTATAGGTCGAAGAAAATCTTTTCTGTTGTCTTTATACTTTAGCAGTGTCGAGCGCTCGACTCGAAAGCTATCACCTTTACCTATAAAACCTTTACAAGACTCTACATTTGCTTTTGCTACCACTCCTTCATACATCAGTTTAGCAGAGTGTAGAACATTTTCTATTGGTTCCGCAATCTGCATATCTTGTATTTCAAACTCATCCAGTGTGAAAGGAGATGTCCTTGATTTGTTAAGTTCTCCTAACCATCCTCCACTTTTGTTCTTGTCTCTACCATAGAACTCAGACCGGTTAGAAAATTCCTTCTCCCTTCCTGAAGATTTATGTATTACTTTTATAATTCTTTTTTCACCAGCACAAGCTACAGCATATCGAATAAAATCAGCATCTAATATTCCTTTCATCAGTCCTCCAGAATCAAATCATACAATCCATGCTCTTTCAAAATCTTACTCATCTTCTGATTTTCAAGAATTAAGACTTGCTTATTTTCCAACAAAGCCCCTACCAATGTTTTAAGCAAGCCATTGGCTGTTTGCTGAGGTGTTAGATGTTGGGGATGCAGTAGTGTACAAATAGTACCGTCATCGCTGTGAGCTTCATACAGAGCCTTAAAATAGGCCATTTCTTGTAGTGTCATTGTATATCCTCCAGTTAAAAAGAAGGGAGCACGAAGCTCCCTTAAATATTAGCACTCATTCTCTTATTATTATTATTGCATTTCAAACTTTTCAACCGTCTTACTCTGCAATACTTGCCTGTCAAGGTAGGCACGAGCACGACGACGACAATCTTCAACGCTATCTAGGCGCTTTTCAATTAGTGTCGAATGAATAACACTATCCACGAAACCAAATAGATTGTAGTATTTAACTCCTGAAACCAATGTTACTTCTTCGATTTCAAATTTCATTATTCTTCTCCTTATCTACTTCCTGAGCGTAACGTTGAAATGGGTTCATCTCTTTTACATATTGCTCATATGTCTCTACTGCAAGATAATCCATATGGTTGTCATGAGGACTTACAATAGGAATCACTACATAACGTTTATCACCACGAGCTTCTTCAAATTGCTCTTGAGTCATCATCAATCATACTCCCCTGTAATCTGCTTATAGAACTCAAGGAATGTCTGTTCTTTCTGAATTTTCTCTTCAACTTTCTCTACATTATTGCGAACATAAACTTCCGCAGCTTTCAATGTATCCCTCACTTCTGCTTTAGGAAGACCAGATTCATTCTCTTCCTTCTTGAATGTAAACTCATCAGCCAGAGCTTCAAGATCTTTTTCAAGTGTCACCACTTCGTTATACAGGGCTTTAGCTCGCTCATACAATTCTTCTTTAGTCATTTAATTTCTCCTGTGATAGTGATATTACCACCGTTGATAGTAACGTTAGCTCCTGAAATAGTGACAGTTGTTGCTTCAACCTTATCTTCTACTTCTTCGAATGGACGATATACAAGATCACCTTTTACACGGTTCACGTACATATATTTTAATTCAAGCTTATCAATCATTTCAATCAGTTGATCGATAAATCCCCCTGACCTGTGGTCTCGACGATCTCCGAATTCCCCAATCTTAACTATGCTCTCTGGATTCAAGATTGCATCGCTAATTTGCTTTAGGATAATACCTGTAGTTTTTCCTGTTACTCGTTCCAACCTCTGATTTTCTGGAATATAGTTAATGTTAAACCCTAGAACATCACGAGCCAGTTTATTAATCTTAGTCATCACTTATTCTCCTCAGTTGTTGGGTACAAACAAAAAGTTGGTTTCCATTTCAATTTCATACTTACCGGTTTCTTCATTCTTATAAGAAGATACATACACTGGTTTAGCTTCTGTATTCACATCTCCGAATGTCTTCCTTGGTGCAAAGTATAGTGTACCGCCTTCATGGTCTGCTATTTGAGTTCGAATTAATCCTTTGAAGAATTGGCAGACTTTATCAATTTTCGATTTAATGTCTAATTCTTCTTCAACTTCGGTATCAAAAGGATAATGAAAAATTTGATAACGTTGGCCATCTTGGACGATTGAATCAGTAGTCAAGAATACAACGTCAATTTTGTTGGTATCAATATCTGACAGGATATCTTCAACTTCATGTTTTGTTACGGTGTTCATCAATCAATCTCCTCAATATTAATTAATCGGTACTTTACCGTTTTTAGTCTAGCTTGTTCGTCAGCCTCATCCCTACTTTTGACTCCTTTAGGTGATCCAACTAATACCCAAGTATCATTCGCATCCATTAAGATCATCCCTGTTTCAAGTTTGTCAGGGACACCATAAGTCCACCCCATCATGCCTCACCTTCAACAATTTGAATTTCAATATCCTTACTAATATCCACCTGCGCACCACTCTCTGTACGAAGGATGAACTTCACCTTATCGTAATTATCTACTTCAAGGTTAGAAGCATACAGAGCATCCATAATATCTCTAAACTTCTCATGCTCTACAGGCTTATATACGTTTACAAAATCAAGAACAGACATTAGAAGTAGTAGCTCATCTGTCTCGAATTGTAGGATATGTATGTCAGGCTCTGTAGTGCCATCTTCGAAAGTTTCTTCTGCGAGTAAATCATATTGTGCCATTATCTTCTCCTCTTAAAGAGCCTCATCCTTGAGGCAATATCTTGTTAGATCATGTGCAAGAACAGCTTACCCTCTTGCAATCCAATTGGAGCAAACGGGATATCATCCCCATCATCGAACTCAGGCTGAGGGGGTACTACGTTTGGCTTGGTAGGCGCTGCTGTAGCAGGCTTCTCCTCTACTGCTTGCTCTACCTTCTTAACCTTATAGCTTACTCCCAACACATCATCTTCTACGCTGTCAGAGCTTGTTTTGCCTTCATAGGGTACGTGCTCAATCACTTGCATTGTATCCAGAGTTACCACAAGCTGATTGTCTTGGTTACGATAGCCAAAGAGTTTCAGATTCACTACAGAGCCATTACCGACATTCTCAGTGAAAGCATTACCTTCCTTGTCAATAACGTTAACGCTCATCTTGTTGCCTTTCTTGCTGAACTCAGGCTTTGCAATAGAGAAGCCATACATATCCTTCACACGATCATAATTCACTTTACCTTCTTCAACCTGAGAAGACAAAGGAAACTTGATGCGACGTGGTGGCTTGCTTGTCTTGTCCTTACCAACCAGAGCAAATGTCTTGTTCAGCATCACTTCATCTAGCAGCTTATCTTTAGTCTCTTCGTCAACGAAGACAGTAGCGCTAAACTCTTTGTCTTGTGACTGGTACTTCAGCTTAGGTTCATGTACCGCTGCGTAGAACACTACAGCATTCTTGATGTATACGTTAGCAGTCTCCAGAGTACCGGACTTAGGCAGTTCACGAACAACGATGGAAGTAGTCATATAATATATTCTCCTATTCAGTTTAAATTAGTTAACTTTCTTACGGGATTGAGCGGATTTTACAGCTTCTTTAAGCTCAAGACTTGCATTGATAGTGAGAGTCAATGCTTCTTCACGTGTCAACCCAGCTTCAATAAATCCATTAAAGATACGTGCTTTGTTTTTGACTGTGTTAGTAACGAAGAAGTCAGCAATTTCGTTCACTTCTTCTTCATACATCTTCAACTGATCAATAACGCCACGTACAATCGGCTTAAATGCTCCAACTTGCTGAGCCAGTTCAAGATAAGCTTGTAGTTCTTCAGATTTCATTTATTTCTCCTCTTAAAAGTTATTCAAAATCGCAACAGGAAATTTCGTAACGTCCATCACAGGTTTCTTCATACCATTCCCGCTCTTCCCCCGAAAGTAGATCTTCCAGAGTATAGTATACAAGGGATTGCTTATTAATGTGACGATTAATTGCATATTCTATCGTTGCAATAATCTCTTCCTTACGTTCTTTGGTAATCATTTAACTCTCCTCTTATTTTACACATTTAGCCATCAATTCAATCAGATCATCTAATCCATGATCTTTACGAGGAATACTTAGTACAATATTCTCATCCACTTTCAAAATCATGAAATCTTCATTCTCAAGCACTTCGATATCACCTACTACACCAACAACTTCTAAATCAAACCGTGTCATTCTATTCTCCTCAACGAATTACTGTGTTACCAGTTAGTTTTACAATCTTCACGCCTTGTGCGTGACCTCCAAATTCCATTTTCGTCTTTCGGGCCTCTCCCCTTGTTGCAAACAAATCAATCACTAGAGGCTTTGCATTTTCTTTCTCAGCCACTACAGCGTAGGTTGTTACGGTTGTCATCTTAGTTCTCCTCGTTTATTTTGCTATGGGTAATATTATACAGCATCTATCAGGTATTGCAAGCACTATTTTCAATTATTTATCAGTGGATCTCGGAGTATCTGAACCCAAATTGTGTTTCACATCCAAGCTTACGTCTTAGTTTAAAATCTTCGTTCACCTTCTCAATGCTAGAGTGGATAATCTCCTTAAACTCTTCCCTATATTGTGGTGTATCCTTGAAGACAATAATGTTCTCATCATGAAAGCTTCCTGTCAACGTCTTTTTACGGTATTTTTCCTCCATCTTAGTCAGAATGTTGTCAACCCACATATCAAAGAAGAAGCTCCCCGTACCTTGTGCAAGAGTTGAGAATCTGTCCGACTCCTTACGCAAGCTATAGCAAAACCCATTAACAGGGTTTACCAACCACTTATCCCCACGGCTATCTACAACTACAACCTGCTCATCTGCAATAGCCTTAACTGCCCAATTAAGTTTCCAATACGCTTCATGCAGTCGTTTACCTTCTTCAAGTGGTACTCCTGCTGCTTGGGCAATTTTGGCCGCTCCTGCATTGTACACAGAGGCATAGTTAGTTGTCTTACCCTTCTTACGTGCAGCTTTTGCGTTGGCTGTTTTGTTTCCTAGTTTAAACTGGTCAAACTCTTCCTGAGTCACCATACCAGCTGTCAAAGCCATGAGGATGTGTGGATCAAAATCATCCTCTTGCATGGTAGCAACGTATTCCGGGTCATGTGGAAGCATAAAATGATGCTTCGTTCGATCTTCAAGACTGCTCAAGTCAGAGCCAGCACTTACTTTGCCTTTTCCAGCAACCAATACCCCACGAACAATCTTACCATATGGCTTATCAACACCAGCAAGGTTTACGATTTCCGCATGTTGGACACGTAGAGTATTGGTAAATCCATTTATTCGAGCCTGAAGCTTGCCGTTGTAAAGATCACGTTTAAAACCATTCAACACTCCCAGCCTATGCTTTAGTACGCAGTATTTGGCATACACTCTAATCTCAGGCACTTCCTCCGCCAACTCCTCTAGAGATGGGCAAAGTTCCTTACCCTCCTCACCTCCCACTGTAATTTGAGGGATTGCTCTGTCTTCTGGTCTAGCCTCTTTCCAGTTATTCCAAGCCTGACGGTTTGCACCTTCCCTTGGTTTACTCGCAATCCATCTATTAAACGCTTCATCGTCTCTTTCATATTTAAAACTTTGAGGAACCCAACCTTTGGAGTATAGAAAAGCTTTAATTTGATCAGGGCTGTTGGCATTTGGTTCTTTATACCCTGTCAACACCTTAACACAATCTTCTTTGTTTGAAGGTTTAGTCATTGGTGTGCCTTTGTCATCAACAGCCTTAGTTCTGATTAACTCTTTAATCTCTTCCCAAGCCTTGCCCGATGCCGAAAGCTCCCCATTGGTTTTATATGGCTTTGCTGGGGCCTTTCTGTCTGAATACTGAGGAACCATAGGCATGACAGATTCCAGCTCTGCTTTAGCCTTAATACCTTCTTCTGTAAGTTCTTCAATAGAAGATTCAAGAAGCTCAACATCTACATCCCAACCTGTTTGTTCCTGAAGCTTTGCACAATCCATCTTAAACATTAGGAAAGTTAGTATACGATTAATAGCCTCTTCTACTGAACTTCCAACAAATTGGTCAAGGTAGATTTTCTCATCTTCTGACATCCTTTTACCGCCAACACTGCCATCATCAATTTTAGCCTGAGCTAAAGCGTAGATTTCAATCAGACGTTGTTTTAAATCTTTCCATAGTGCAACGTTAATCTTTACGTCTTCAGAGCATCGATGGGCGTACTCTTCGTAGGATAGGTTCTGCCAATCTTCTACAGGAGGTTTTTCAATCCCGTAATCTTCGTGGAAAGTTCCCAAACCATGTTTATTCCTATTGAAGTTAAGATACCAGCTTAGGGCTAGAGTATCGATAACCATCAGCTTGGATAGATCAATACCTAAAAGCTTCTCAACTAATACAACGTCAAAAGAAATACCATTATGCACAACAAGAGGTATTTGATTGTCAATGTGGTAATCAAAGAACTTCTTTATACGATCAGAGTCACTGCCTTTAATAGTTACATTTTTACCTCCATCCATTTGGCAGCAAAGCACATGGATTTTGGTTGCTTCCCTAAGAAGGCCATCACTCTCAAGGTCAAAAACCGTGGCCTTCTGCCAATTATGGATAAGTTTCATCTCTACTCCTTAAAATTCACTGATCCGTGCCGATTCGAATATCCAGCACCCATTAAATTTAGCACATCAATTTGATAGAGTCTATACTCTTCAGCAAGAAATTCAGCCAACTCTTTACCGTACACATTAACAGAAAAGCATTTTGTTCTGGGTTTACCGCTCAAATCTCGCCAGCCTGCAACATAACGATCTACGTAATTTCCATTACGAGTCTTTACAGTTTGAAAACAAACACCATGAATACCTGATGTGTTACTCTTCATCATTGGTTTGTTTCGTGCATTCAGGGTATGTCCTACCAACCTCAGATTATGAATCTTATTGTTTGATGGGTTTCCATCAATGTGGTCAATGTGTAAACCATCTTGATTTTCAAAATTATTAAGTAAAGCCCAAACTATTTTATGGGCTTTGTAATGGGTTCCGAGGGCATGGACCCGCCAGTAGCCATCATCGTTTGACCCCACAACATCTCCAATCTTTGCTGTACTTCCTTTCTTATAGACTCTCTTCCAACGAAGGCCGCTAGGAGAATCTTCATCATAATAAAAGAATTCTGCTAAGTACCCTCCATATTTGTAGGCATTGTCTGGAATTTCATAGTTTAACTCCAGATTATCTATTTTACAGTTTGACGGGTTTCCGTCTTTATACATTACGTCACGTCCATCCGGTATAGGCCCATTAAAAAGTTGCCAGACAACCCTAGTCGCCGCGTAGGGCCATCCATTAAAATGGATCGTCGGGTATCCTTGTGAATTAATGCCGCCTGCGTGTCCGTTGTTAGTTCTTGCGACGGGCTTTCCCCCACGACCTACACGGAACTTACTAATCCAAGACAAACAAGTAGGACTTGATTCATCATACTCTAAAATCTCAGACCAATTGATGTTTTCTGTTTTACTGACTTTCATAGCTCTCTATCTCCGAAATAATTTCTGGGTGATCGTCCTTATATTGCTCCCAATCATGCAACAAACCTGTTTTATAGTCAAAGAAGACTTCACAGGCTAGCCCTGTACTTGCTCCATGACGATTTTTATGAATTGTAACTTTACTTACATTACGCAAAATAGGGTTTTCATGTAGCTTGTCCCGCTCAATGCTTATCGTTTGTGCAGCACTCTTCATAACGGTAGAAGACCCGATAATATCACTTTCTGTCAAAACCCCTGCCGCATTGGATGAGAGTTTCCGTGTGTGACAGATCAAAACTACCGAAAGTTGTGGGTACTCAAGAATCAGTTTTTTAAGCCAAGCGACAAAAGATTCTTGTTCTTCAAGAGAAGTTCCAGCAGTCAAGTCCGAATATGGGTCTGCAACAAGGACAGTAACTCCCAGTTGGATGACCATTTCGAGGATGCTTGCTTTTGTGTCTTCCAGTCCCGCTCCTCGGCTGTCGTAAACATAAAAACGGCTTTTACCTGTTTCATCACACAGGAACTCATCCACCTTAGCTTTAATATCAGGTCGTTTAAGGTATTCTAGACGTTCTGGTCCTGACAAGCTATTCAGATTTACCCCTAAGTAACGGGAAATAATATTAGTTGCATACTTGTCTTTAGTTGCCTCCAAAGACATCACACCAACAACTTCTTTTGTCTCATTCATCACCCAGTGATTGACACAGGTGTCAACGAAAAGGCTCTTGCCTTGCGAAGTTTGGGCAAATATTACAGACAACTCATTCTTAACCCAACCACCACCGAACATATCGGCAGCTTTCTTCATAAATGGCGGCAGGGTAAGTCGCTCCACATTAGTGTAGTTTAGGGCTGCATCATATAGGGTACTAGATGCGTGAACGCCACTAGGTGTCCAAGGTTTAGCTGCCCAGAAATCGTTTACAAGTTCTTGCTCTTTGCCTTTCTCTACATACTCATTGCAGTCTTTATATCTCAACCGCATGATATACACTTTTCCTCTTGGCAAAACTTTACAAATCTTCTCAGCAGCTTGTCTACCTGCCTCATCTTCGTCCATACACACTACGATCTTAGAGTGCTTCTCAAAGAATTTGTAGTGGGTTTGAATTTGCTTCCAAGCTCCAGATTCTCCGATTGTGGGAGAAACTACAGCCGCACTGTTAAATTTCTTGTTAGTTTGGTTGTCTGCTAAGACTTGATAAAGGCTCAGGGCATCTACCTCACCTGCACAGATAACCACAGTATCTTTATGAGTAGGGAATTTGAACTGCATAAAAAGATCACAATCTTTTCCAGTCTCCCCTATAGCTTCAAAGCGTTTAGGGTGATGCCGCACCTTTTGACCTACCAGCTTAGAATCCTTTGTGCAAGGATAGTATGTTGCTACCACACTTCCATCTTCCTCGCTGTAGCTATAACGGACACCAAAAGACTTGCTAATATCTGTACGAATCCCCCGGTAGTTTCGGCTGTCTACTCCAGTTATCCCCTTAAGTTTTGCATAAACCTCATCATTAAATATAGTTCCCACCAGCTCAATCTCCTCTTCTACTTGACCATTCTCTTCAATCCACTCTTGACTTGGGAAAGTCCATTCACAGCAAAAACAAAATGATCCGCGATGCTTTCCGTTCTCATCAAGACCATAAACCATTAAGTTATTTTGTGATCGGTCCCTACCATTATGGCGACAACGGGGACACTGCGTTTTACCTTCCTTAGACAGATCAATATCCACCCCATACCTCGTGACTATAGTCACTATCTAATCTCCTATTGATTATAAACCAAAATCCAAGTGCCGTTATTAGGATTGAAAGCATACTCCTCTCGTGTATACAACGTTTCAATCAAGCAAACGTATTCACCGTTAAACGCTGTCATTGGTGTTTGGTGAATACTCACCACAGCATCTGGATTACGCTCTGCTACACGCCTACGTAAAGCCTGCTCAAATGCTTGTAGGGTATTCATCAAAGCTCTCCTTCTCAAAGTCTTCAAGCGCTGCAAGCATCGCTAACAAATCTTCTTTTGACAAGGCCATAGATCCCTCATCGTCACGATCATAAACTTCGACAGTATAATCATGAAATACTACCCAACGACCACCATATGTTAGTTCGCCTTTAAATCTCTTCATACCCTACCTCCTTGAATAACCTTCAAACCACCTTTCACTTTCTGCATCTTAAGCTCTTTCTGTAGCTTTGCTAGATTTTCATCAGCAAACCTTAGTTTTCTTTGTTCCACGTAGTTAGAGAACCAACTCTGCATTTCATTAATAAATGATAAAGGGAGAGTCTCCAATGTTTCAAACATAATTTCATGCTGCTTAGTAAACTCAGAATTCATAATTTTCATACCTTTCAATTAATGCCTTTGCAATACGTGGGTCAGTTTGCTCTGATGCCAGCTTATAAGCAAGTTTTAGTTTGAAAGCTAACCAAGCTTTGTGTGCTTCTAATTCACTATTAAAGTAACCAAGATGTTTTTGCTTACCGTTAATATTACACCAAGCTTGAAACTTACTACAATCCTTACGCCAACAGACACCGATCATGTAATCACCGCGAGAAGCATTTCGTTCAATAAGAAAGATGTTTACTTTCTGATCTACAAATACACAGGTTTCAGGGCTATAAATCTTGTTTCCCGGAAAGAGAATATCTTTATCTAAATGCTTGTCTTTCCAATCTTGCCTCTCCATCCACAGTCTGAAGTTACTAAAGGTTAACCATTCCTCACAAACTGTACATCCTTTGTAAGTACGATTCTCTGTTGTTTGCTTTTTGGAATAACAACGTTGTAGCATATTTTTCCATTTCTGGTAGAACGGGCAGATCCACACCTGCTCTTGCTTTCGTTTACCATTTTCATAACCGAGCGTTATAAGCTTTCTGACAGGATAATCGGCATCATTAATACCAACCCCGTATACCAATCTTTTGTTCATAAACCTTCTCCTGCCATATGTTCACAAGCATTAGACCAACCATCTTCATATCCTTCTAGACGAGCTTCATCAATCTTCTCTTCTAATCGCTTTAGTACATCACTTTCCACCATACCCTCCAAAGCTCGTAGGATGAGCGGAGACACGTCATAACCGTCTACAGCTACTAACCCTTGCTCCGCTGCCTTTCGAAGCTCTGAGGGGCTATACAGAGTCGTATACTCAGCAATTGTACTCATTTCAATTCCTCCAATCCTCTAAAGCAACCAATGAAATCGTCACCATCTTTCTTACTGACCAAGACGATACCACCTTTCTTCTCACATTGCAATTCTAATTTCTTAGTCTCTTTCTGATCAGCCATATCAAGCATAAGCATAGCTGAGCTAAAGGTACAAATAAACCAAAGTAGGATTAGTGCTGGCATTTCATTTCTCCTCAAGAAAATTGATGTACGAGTATAGATTACAGCACACATTCCAACCTGTCAAGCAAAATTGTATTCCTTACCACTTACCTTACAAGCCACCAGAGTCTCCAGATTGACGTTTCTGAAGCTTTCTTTAGCAATGTCGACCAAGGTATAATACTCAGGCTTATGAGCCACTGTAGAAGCTTGTGCGGCCTTAGAACCGTATGTAAAGGCTTTCTCTATCCACTTCTTACAGGTCATCTCACGAACGCTACCATCTTTCTTTATGAAGCGTACAGAGAAGATCTGTCCATTAGCTGAATCAAGAATCTGACGCTTTTGTTCGATAGTATAGGTGTTCATGGTGTCTTTCCTTGCAGATGTTTGCTTTCGATGTGTGTAGAATACGACCTAAAGAATCATCTGTCAACCTCTATTTTCAATCTTTTTAGCCATCATTTAGCCACTAAAAATGAGCTTTGTATCTTATTGATTTATAAAGCATATTAATAATCCTAAATATGTTCACCATATACTATCTATAACTACCTCTATCTCTCTTATAATTCTCTTCTTAAGTACCTACTAAAGATGTTGACAAGGTAAAGGTTGTGGTTTACTATTCACCCCATTCATACACAACATAGGAGATATGACATGAATAAGAAGCAAAAGCTAGTATTTGGTGTTGGTATCAATGATGCTGACTATTCCATACAAAAGGTGATAACCATTGTAGACGAGAATGGAAAGCGGAGACAAAAGCAAATCTGGATTTGTCCATTCTACAAGAAGTGGAAATCAATGCTAGAGCGATGCTATTCTGACAAATACCGAGAAAGATATCCCACTTACAAATCATGTTCTGTTTGTCAAGAGTGGCTAACCTTCAGTAACTTTAAAAAATGGATGGAACAACAGGACTATGAAGGTAAGCATCTAGATAAAGATATTCTTTTTCCGGGTAATAAAGTGTATAGCCCCAAAAGGTGTGTTTTTGTAGATCAAAAGATAAATTGCTTTCTCATTGAATCCGACGCTACTCGTGGGGAATATACTATTGGCGTCAGTTGGAGTAAAGAATTTAATAAGTTTGTGGCTCAGTGCAATGATGCATCAGGTAAAAAGAAAAATCTTGGATACTTCAAAAGTGAATTAGAAGCCCACAAAGCTTGGCTTGATTTTAAGCTAAAAATAGCCTATACATTAGCTGCTGAACAAACCGATCCACGGATAGCTAAAGCTCTCATTGAGAGGTATGAAAACTATAAAGGAGATGTGAAATGAAACTTGATCCTTACCACTACCAAGAAGCTATACACGTTACCGACCTCATTAGGCGGATTATTGAGACAGAATTGATTGAGCACTGGACAGGTCAGGAAATGGCAGAAGATCAAATAGAGATGCTAAGACTTGCTCAAGACTACCTGGGAGATTATTGTAGGCTTCTAGTTGAGAAGCAAGATGGACTGAATAATGATTAAGTTAATGTTGACTTGGATTGTACGATACACTATAGTCTTCTCAGTGGTGTTAGCACTAATAATGATTTGGATGCATATAGGAGAATAATAATGTTCTATCCAAAAGATACGGTAATTTACTTAGGAGACCAGCCTGTTGAATGGAATGATTTTTATGTTCTCATAGAGCCTACAGGAAATAGGCGCTGGTGGCATACTAACGGAGAGACTATTACTTTAGTATGTCAAGGTGGCATTACAGCCTCTTTCAAGTACACAGATGAATTCTATGACAAGTATCTGAAGAATCTAGAACCAAGTGTAGAGAGTCCTTTTAAGGTGTCAGAAGTAGGAGAATAATAAAATGACATATGCACAGCTGCTTGACTTGAGCATTGGTGATATGGTGATGTTCAAGCGTGCTAAGTGGGTAGTATATAGCTACTATGGTAGAGAACCTTTGCTCAAAAAGCTTGACAGCGAAGAGACATTACACGAAACTGTCTACGTACTACATTTACTTACAAAACTGAATGGAGAGAAGTCATGAAAGCGTTTACATCTTACTGGGATTTGAGTTTCTTGTTTACATTTGTTCTGGCAGTATACTTGTCTTGGGACAGTGTTCCTATGAACGTATTAGGTTAATTTTAGAGGAGAGATGAAATGAGTGATAAATTAAAAATGCCAGATGCTAAAAAGCTGGCGGATCTACTCCTTAGTCAACAATGGGTAGAGTTTGATAGCTCTACTGAATACTGGGAATTCGTAAGTGCCTTGGGTTGCAATCTTTATGACCATAGTGTTCAACCTCCTTTGGATGGCGAGGATGTTATTTTGAGTACCACCCGTACCGCACCGGCTGGGCCTGTGGCGTGGGTTAACGGTGACGAGCTAGACAACATGCTGGACGACAGGACAGCAGTTATATCGGGAAAGACGGACGGATACCGCAAGACACCCCTCTACACAGCACCCGACGCACTCCAGGCAGAGAATCAACTGTTAAGGAATGAAATTAAGATTTTACAATTAAAGGTTAATGGAAATGTCAAAAAGTAAAGAGTTACCATCTGTTGCAGAGTTGTGTGAGTTTTTCGAAGACATTGGGTGGACTGTAAGGTGGAAAGTCAGAAGGTCAAATAATATTTGGGTAGGTAAGGAGGCTACTGGTAAGTTATCTGGTTATTATTCTGTTAACTTAAATCGAAAGAGGTTGCTTGTCCATAGGATACTTTATAAGATGCGTACAGGAGAAGAACCAGAGCAAATAGATCATATAGACGGAAACAAGACTAATAATTATCAGGAGAATCTAAGACCTGCAACTAATTCTGAAAATGGTAGAAATAGAGGGTTACAGAAGAATTCTACAAGCGGCTTTAAAGGTGTGATTGCTTGTAGAAGAAGTGGTAAGTGGAGGGTTAAAATCATGCTCAACGGAAAACATATTTATGGTGGGTTATACGATAGACCTGAAGATGCTAACTTAGAAGCTATCCAACTTCGAAAACAATTTCACGGAGATTTTGCACATGATTGATAAAACCATAGAGCAGTTAATTCTAGACAATCAGCGCTTACGGGAGGAAGTGGAGCGATTGAGCAACGCGCTGGAAGTGGAGAAGCGCTCTGTAGAGAACGAGGTAAAGCGCCGCAATCAATACGCTATGGAAAGTGACGAGCTGGACAGGCAGGTAGAGGCGCTTAAGGCTGATGCTGAGCGGTATCGCCACATACGCGAGAACGCCGACACGATGCATTGGGAGAACATGCTCAAGGCGGATATTGAGACGCTGGAAGATATTGATGCCGCCATCGATGCCCGCACAGCCAAGCCAGAGGTGAAGAAATGAGTGAAGAACTGAAGCCATGCCCGATCTGCGGCGGGGATGCTGAGGCAGGAGACGGGTTCTTGCCGATGGAAAGCATCGTCTATGTGTGGTGCAAAAACCATGAATGCTTAATGAGTAATGGCGTTGACATTGGTTTCGGGGTTGATGAATGGAACCGTCGCCACGAAGACAAGCGCGTGGCTGAGCTTGAGGCAGAACTAGCAGAGGCCCGCCGACTGTTAAAGGAATACGGTCATTGGTCGCCGGGAGTTCACATTATCCACGCCTTCCTGGCCCGTCACGGTAAGAAGCCGAGTGTTAATGAGGCGGGAGCTATTCCGATCAACTGGAAAGACGCCCCTGCGGGGGCGACGCTGTACTTAGAAAACACCTTGCGCTCTGCTTCTGATCTATGGGCGTGCAGGGAGGGAGCGCACATATTCGCAAACATGGGAGGTGTTTGGTCTAACGTGGGCGAAGTTCCTGCGCATGTTATCATACACGAGCGCCCTGCTCGCCACGGTGACAAATAATTTTTAAATACCTGTTGACACACTGGTCAAGGATGACTATAGTTACATCATACACACAAAACACAGGATGCAACACCATGAACACCAACCTCCTAGTACGCAAGACAGTGCTGAACCGCTTCAAAGCTCATGTACGCTCAATTAAGCAGCAGAAACGCTCTGATACTACAGAGCTAGCCTTCACAGCTTATATGCACGCTATGGGCTTTCTAGGGGGCGTAGAATTGATGTTGATTGCTACTGATGGTACGTTTACTTTTGCTGAGGTGGGTAGGATGAAGCGAATTGCTGAGTTGGCTTATTATTCTTAATTAGAGGAGAAATAACATGTACTCTCTTAAAGTGAGAGAAGTTTGTGAGAGTCTTCTCAAAAATGAAGAGGATGAGGACGCAAGGCAGGCACTCCAAGACATGATCTATGGCTCTCATCTAGGTGATAGTGCAATAACCATTGTATTGAATAATTGGCTTAGAATGGACGAAAAAGTGCTTGCAGGACTTCCAGAGAAGGACTACAATTACTACATAACACTGAGTAAGGTAGAGGAAATGCTAAATGCAAAGCAGTATGTCCAAGGTTAAGAGAAATTTAGAAAATGTTGGTGTTTCTTTCAATAAATGCTTGACATCTTCCACTTGGAAAGCTAAATTGGATGCAGAAGTAGTAGCAACACATCGAACACTAGGTGAAGTTATTTTTCAATCAGCTAAAAAGCTAGGAGAATTGGAATGAACACTATTATCATCCGTTGCAAAGATGCTCTATCAGCTTCAATCTTTATCAGAGCCTTTGAGCGTAGAGGATTGAAATGTTCAACAGGACAGGATGCGTATGGAATGTATGTTAAGACAATCAAAGGAGATGAGTAATGACTGTATCTGAAGCTTTCAAATTGTCCTACTCCCTTCTCCAATCAGGGACGAAGCATAAGATGGGAAGAACGCATGGTAAATGGTGGGTGATGGTGATAGGAGATCAGAAATGAAGCTCTATCAAGTGTGGCACCAAAATTCGCCGGGCATTCGTGTATGGGTTATTAGGGGGTTCTTTGGGAGATTGTTCCGTAATAAAGATTTTGCTTCAGTGGGAGAAACTTTTTATTATCAAAAGCCAGAGTTGATAATCGGCGACTAACGGTAGCAGGAGATGAAAAATGAAGCTCTATCAAGTATACCGAAATGACCTCTACATTGGGTGTGTAGAAGCTGTTTCACGTTCTGAGGCTGGTTGCAAAGCTTGTGATAAGTACAGCATCAGGATTAGCGATAAATTGGTTTTAGCTGAGGTGATTTTTAAGGAAGAAAATAATTTAGAAAAAGATGTTGACAGCCAGAATCAAAAGCATTAATCTAAACACATGAGCTGAAGGACACACCTGAAGCAGAACCAAAGGATAAATAAAATGAACAATGTTTCTTTCGTAGAAGTTACAATGGATGGTATGAGTTTTGATGTGGTTTATGCCTATGTAGCAGATGAATTCGAAACTCTACAAGTAAAACTGCTTGATGAGCTGGAAGATGAGGATGAAAGGACTTTCATTGAAAGTGATTACTATGAAATCGTCGCTAACAAAGCTAAGTCAATTGTCGAGGATAATTAATATGAAAGCTGTAAAATTTACCAAAGAAAGCCGTGGTTTTGAATACGCTACAGAAGTAAAGAACATTCGTAAGGCTGATCGTAAAATGCGAGACATGAAGAAAAGCCGAAAAGTAATGTGGAACAACTTTAACGACACACACTTCAGTGAAATTTCATAATAGGCATTAATGGGAGATAAGATCATGACTAGATTCGAAAAGAACTACTATAAAGAGCAAGCCTTAAAATCCAGCAAGAAAACATACAGCATTTGGTTTATCATTGGATCTGTTGTCATAACTTTCATGACTGGTGGTTTGTTCCTGATTGTCTTGATACCTTATCTCCTGTTAGGACGTATGAAAAACAAGAAGATTGACAAAGAGCTTGATGAATTCTACATCACTGCTCAGATGGAGGATGACGAAGCAGAAGCCTATAAGCTTGAGAAGAAAAGGGTTCGTAACACCAAGATCTATTCTGCTGTAGTAGTGGTGCTTGGTTTGATTGTATACAGTTTTCTAAAATCTCATGGATTTCTGTAAATAGTGCTTGTCATGCAGTGAGCGGTTGTATAGAATAGCCTATATCAACCACGTACTAACAGGTGTAGCATGAAAAAGCCAGACTTTAGAACCGTTGCCGAGAAACGGTTAGATTCTTTGGATCTTGAGCGTTCAAGATTCGAGAAGGCTAGGGTATCTGGTGTCATATCTTCGGATCGTTATGAACTCCTGTTAAATGCTTGGAAAAAGAAGCAAGAGAGAGCTTTCAAGTCTCTGGATCGTGAGCAGATGTTCAAGCTGCCAGAGAAGAAAGTGCAAGTTGAAGAGAAAGAGAGCGTATGGGAAAAGGCTGAAAGGATGGTAGTAGGTTTTGCCAATCACTACCCTAGATTCTTTATGGTGTCTACAATAGCGCTTGTTAGCATTGGTTATAAATTATTCTGAGGGTGAGATAATGACTTTAGTAGGTTATGTTTTGGTGTCCTTAATTTGTTATGTAGATGAGAACAGTAATAGGCTCTGTTATAAAGAGGTTGATAGCACTTTAGAGTACCCTTTAACAAAGGGGGAATGTGAACTTGTACGAGACAGATCAAGCCCTGATACTTGGTGTGAGCCCGTATACAAACGAGAGGATAATGAGTAATGACAAATGACGATGTATCATGGACAGGCTACGGTTATCACTATGGTGAAAGCTTTGGCGGAACTAACGTTGTAATACCTGAGAATCCAAACCCAGAAAACCCAGAGGAGACAAATATGAATGTATTAGAATTGAATGACTACCTTGTAATTACAATGGAAAGTCAAATGCTTGGAACAGAGCAGGAAGGAGAAGACAATCTTTATGTACATATCCATCCTGACAATACACTAATTCTCACACAGCAAGGGAATGATGGTGTTGCGGAAGCTGTAGCAATCACTGCAAAGGGAATTGACCTACTACGTCGAGTGCTTGCTACTCTTCCAGAGGTAAATATTAATGAGTCAGTAGAAACAGAACCTACTGAGTAACCCACAAGGAGCCTTTCGGCTCCTTTTTGTTTATCTAAAATAATTGAAAATAGGTGTTGACACAGTATCTACCTTCCCCTATCATTACTACATCAAGAGCAAACAAGCTCACAACTAAAGACAGGAATACAGAGATGAAACGCTACGTAAAGAAGCTAGAATATATCGGTAGTGGGGAGTTCAGGGTAGAAATGACCTGTAACCATGTTCAAGTAGTGAAAGGGACTGTTTCTCGTTTACCTCGTAGGGTTGAATGTAGTTTCTGTAAGAAGGGGTGATAAATAATGAAGAGTATCGAATTCACCAGTGAAAATATGGAAGTCATCGTTCTGGAAACCAAAGAACTATCTTTTGCTGAAAGGCTTGAGATAGCTGTTAATTCCGATGCTAAAACTTATGATGTGTATGGTGTGTCAAAGCAGCATGATTGGAACAAAGAGTTTAACCAGAAGAGGATAATAAGATGACGCAGAAATTGGTATACGGTGTTGGTATTAATGATGCTGATTACCACGTACAAGAAAAGATAACGTTAGGTTATGAGAACGGTAAACAGAGGCGAAAGCTAGTCTGGGTGTGCCCTTTCTACGAAAAGTGGCAACACATGCTTAGGCGTTGCTATTCCGAGAAGTACCAAGACAAACATCCAACCTACAAAGGATGCTCTGTCTGCCAAGAGTGGTTAACATTTAGCAAGTTTAGGGCTTGGATGGAGAAGCAAGACTGGGAAAATAAGCATTTGGACAAAGACATTCTTTGTCCGGGAAACAAGGTTTATAGTCCTGAGACTTGCGTCTTTGTAGATCAAAGAGTTAACCTTTTTATTACTGAACGCAATGCTTCTCGTGGTAAATATATGATTGGAGTACATTGGTGTATCTATAAAAATAGATACCTAGCTAAGTGCTCTAATGGGGATGGTAAACAGATATATCTTGGAGGCTTTAATAGCGAATTAGAAGCACACAAAACTTGGTTGGATTACAAGTTAAAGTTAGCCTACAAGTTGGCTGCTGAACAAACAGACCCAAGGGTAGCGAAAGCTTTAATTGAAAGATATGAGAAATATGAAAATAACTCTTGACTCTGTTTGCCTAACTGCTTAATATAGGCACATCAACCCCTAATACAGGAATCACTGACATGCTACTCCAAACTACTAAAGCTGATTTTGAAAGCACTCTTACAATGCTAGTTTGTGAAGCCTCTAAGGAGTTCATCGTTGGTCGTGACATTAAAACCCGCATCTTCGGATCGGTAAGTGTTTACTATGTTGGTAATGTTGTTGTAGGGATCGAAAGTAAGAAAGGATTCTTTTTGAAGGAGGTGTGAGATGAGCATACAAGATAAAGGGTTTAGATTCTACGTCAATCCAGACAGACAAGAGGGACAATGGATCGATCCTATCGTAAAGGAAGCTTTCCATCCTGATTGGATAGATGTTACAGAATGGCATAATGAAAAACTTTTAAATTTCCTTGAAAATTCAGTTGACAAGGAAAGCTGACAGCAGTATTCTAAGCACATCAAGAGCAAACAAGCTCTCAGACAAACAAAGGAATACAGAAATGAATATTCAAGCAATGCACACCCAAGACATTAGTGACATTCTTTCAGCTGCTCGTTTGTGCCTGTGTGAGAATCCCAGCAGCATTCATAGAGAAATGTTCAGGGCCTTGTTCGGAGGTGTTTTTGTTGGAGTCTTTAAGCCTTTCGGAGAAAAACTAGATGCATATAAAGCAAATCAACACCTAATTCCGCAAGTGTTGGCAGCTCTTGCAGAAGAGCTTGAGAATCGTGGCATCTAAAAGGAAAATTACAGAAATGCACAAGTTCAAAGCAGCCGAAATGATCAAAGCTCAGATTGCAGACGTAAACTTGCGTTATGATGCTGCTTCTGATGTGGGTAATGATGGATTGTGTGAAGCTCTGATTATTCATGAGAAGGTGCTGAAGATGGAGCTTGATAATGTAATGTCCACTAAAATCAACAACTGGACAGACTACCTTACAAGCCTGAACATTGATTAACACTAACAAGCCCCTAAAGGGGCTTTCTGATCAAAACTAAAGGACTACGTAAATGAATGAATCACTCTGGAAAACCTTTAACGCTATCGTTGGTCGTGTAGAGAAATACGAAGCTCGTCGCATGTTTCATATGGGAGAGCTTGAAGGATTTACACAGGCTTTAACATTCTGTTGTGAGCTTCCTATTGAAGAATATGAACAAATGCTCAAGATTCAAAGAGAACTACGCAAACGTTACGGGAGCTTATGAAATGCGTATAACAGAGTTTACATTAGGCACCAAACACTACACACAGAAGCAGCTTTGCTTAAAGGCTCTAGAGCTTCTACAAGGGCTTCCAATAGAGAGTATTCACACAAGCTATAACTCTACAGGTAGAGGTCAAACGTCGCTCTGGATGACGTTTAGAAGTGTCTCAGCCTGTTTTAAAATAACCTTCCTGGATCTCCCTGAGATGCTGGATTTTATGGCAAAGCTTGAATATTCAGATACCCCTCAGCATTCAACCACCCATAATGCTCTTCACCAGAAGGCAGAAGAAATATATAAAAATCTTAAAATTCTTGTTGACACGTCTACGGCTTAGTGTAGAATTAAACACATGAAGGGGAACAAAGGGTTTCCCGAAAATCTCTAGGAGAGATAGCATGAACAAGCAAACCAAACTTCTGAAAGCCCAAGCCAAATTCGAAGCTCTGTTGTCTATATCTTGGTGGACACTAGGTGAAGAGGCTCAAGAGTTTCACGGTCGTGAGACTGAGAAGGTTGTGAAGGAGATTGAAGATCTTCAGCGTGCTATCCAAGCTGAGAAAGAGGTGAAAGCCACTATCAAGAAAATGCGTGATAGTGGGATGATTGAGAAAATCGAAATCTAAAACAAAGCCCCGAAAGGGGCTTTTTCTTTACCTAAAATAAATTTAAAAATAATTCAAAAAGCTGTTGACAAGGTGGGTGAGCAGCTGTATTCTACACACATCGAAAGCAAGAACGCTTTCACCGGATTCCAGCCCCGGATACAGGCTGAGGAGAAACACTATGATCCGTTGCACTTGCTGCCAAGCTGAAATCACCGCTCCTCAGTTCTACAACGGCAATCCCTACGGATACACTTGCATCAAGAAGGTTGATCCAGCTTATAAGCGTACAAAGACTGTATATGTCGCTGTAGAGGCTTATAAAGTGGTTTCTGATGCTGACATCAACCTCAGCACTCGCCATGCGGTGAACGTAAAGGTTGGTGGCAAGTGGAAGCAAGTGGTGGCATACGGGATCTTCTCAGGTAAGACCACCTGCACATACTTCCAGAACGATGTTCTGTATGTAGATGAGAAGATGGTGAAATAAACCAAATAAGCCCCGAAAGGGGCTTTTCTTATAGAGGAGAAGAGTGATGAATAGGTCTGCTCTTGTAGGGCTTCAAATTGCTTATGACAGTGCTAGAAGCTATGAAGATAAGTGTTGGTATGGCTTCTTGATAGAAGTGTGTCAGAGACCCCAGAATAACACCAGAACACCAACCTTGGAGATGTGCTTAAATGAATCTGTAAGCTGGAAAGTAAAAACAATCCAAGAGATGCTAAAGGAGAGGGATTAATGATGAATAATGAAGAGCTTATTAAGCTGCTACAGGATGCCTTGATACAGAAGATAGAGGATAATGGAGGTAAGCTAAGCTTTGGTGATGTAGAGAATGCTATACATGAATTCTTTGCTCCTGCTCCCACTATCCCTAATTACAAGCTAGACTTCCAGCATCTAACAGAGCAGGATAAGAAAGAACGCATTATGAGATTGGAATTCAAGATAGAGGAGGTAAATAATGAAAACATTTGAAGAGTGGTACGAAGAAAGCGGGGAATTCCTCACTCAGCATGAAATAGGAATGACTGACCTTATGGAAGCTGCTTATCTTGCAGGACAAAAGAGCATGGATGATATGGTTATTGAATATAAAGCTGATGCTGAACGTTATCGCTGGCTTTGTGACGGCAATGGACAGTTTATGGAGGAGAGGGATTTAGGGGTATATGGAAGTCCAAAGGAAGAGGCTGACAAGGCTATTGATAAATATAGACTTTCGAGGGGAGAGTGAATATGACTATCAAAAGAAAATACCACCACATCATCTGGAGAAAAGACACCGATGCTGGATTATTAGAAATACATGAATTTTGTAGATCTGATAAAGAAGCTCGTGAGCGTGTCGATTATTTGAATGAAGTAGAGAAGAATTACTTTCTTAGCTATTACTACGAGAAGAGACGCATAGGAGAAGAATAATGCATTACTTAAAGCCTCTTGTAGGGCCTATACCACAACGATTTAAGATGCCCTACCCCATTATCAAGAGTTGGAAAGAGGAAGGCTATTATGGTCTTCCTTGTGTCAATTACAAACACGTTAAAGGATTAGGAGTGCAGTTTATTCTTCAACACGGTAAAAACAAACTAGAACAGGACTATGAAACATGCCAAAAGAACTTATCGACCTTGATACAGGAGAGATAATAACCTCTGAAAAGAAAAGTACACAACCTGAAGCCTCATGTCTTAAATATATCGGACTGGAGACTAAATACCCAAATGACTGCACTACCAAGGATAGCTTGTTAGATAGCTTAAAGAATCTCGATGCTTGCTTGCATTATCCAGTAGCTATAAGGTTTGACATCATATCGAAGTCAATTATACAAAAACATCTATCAGTGCAAGAGGCTGCTATAGTTGAAATCATAGCTGAACACTTGTGTGCTTGGAACTATTACATAGGCACTCTCAAGGACTTCTATAGTGTTGTGAGTAGTAGCAATCTATCCAAAGTGTTTCAGGCACTAGAAGAGAAATCAGCTATACATGTGCTACACAAGAACAAGCCTTTCAAGTATGACATCGTGATAAAGCTAAACCCTCTTATGGCTTGGAAAGGAACATTCAAGTATAGAGAACAAGCGATCAATAATTGGTATGCACCAAAACGTAATGGAATACGTTTAGACCTACCTGAAGAAGGCATGAATACTGGGCTGTTTGAATAGTGTATTTATATAAAGAGGAATTCGGAAATGAATTATGAAGGAAATTGAAAGAATAGTTAAATTAATGTGGTAATAATTAGTGTTAGAGGGCCACTATAGAGAGTTTATCAGCAAGTGCAAAATGTTGTTGAAATCATCCCTAGGCCTTTTAACACTAAGCTTTGAAAGGAATTTGTAGTCAATCTGAAATTGTCTGTAAAACACTGAAAACAGTGTCTCCTCCTGTCTGTACCCCTGTAATCACGTTTATATCCTTGTATTTGTTAAGCCCGATAGCTTTTCTCTATCACCTTGAAATTCCTAATAAAAATTTTTAATAACCATTCATCTAGTCACAAATCTATTACAAATCCTTCCCCAATAGTAAAATATAATAATGAATCTTTACAATCAACCAGCATAAAT